GATGGGTGCTTCCATTACAGCCCGTACCTTCTCAGCCCAATGGTCAACGAGGAGATCGGGGACCTCCAGTAGAAAACTGTCGTGCATTTGAAGGATAATTGGACAGTTTAGCAGGTCCAGCTCCCCCTGTCGTTGGTTCATCAGCAGCGCCCCGCCGAACTGCATCGGCAGGTTCTTCAACTCTCTATCCAACTCATGTCCCCAGGGTTTGGCGATCCACCGTCGTGCCCCGAGGGGAGACTGGTAGTAGTGATTTCGCCTCACGAACTTGGCGGTCTCCTCTTGGAACTCCCGGACTCGGTAGTGGATCCGATTCCACCGGACCCCCGCCTTTTTAATATCGGCCATCTTTAGTTTGAGGGTTTGGGGGACCTTGGTTTCGCAGAGAGGACATGGGCAGAACAACCGCATTTTCATTGTCTCTGCGATACCACCGTAGCTCAGTCCGTAGAGGAAGCCTTTGGCGAAGTCTCGTGTCGGTTTATCCACCTCGGCCAGTCCCACCCCAAAGAGATCGCTCCCATTTTGTCGATGAACGTCACCTCCGGACTCGAATACCTCGATAGACGGTCTATCGTTAGATAGATAAGCGAGGATCCTAGCTTCCAACTGTGAGTAATCAGCTTGGAGGAATGTAAATCCGTCTTGTGATACGAAAACATGCCTAGCCTCCGGGGGGAACTGTTGAAGTGCAGGTTCAGAGTAGCTGAACCTCATTGTCTTCGTACCGTACATCTTCACGTTGGCACGGACCCTACCGTCGGGGTCAGGTTCAAGGGTTAGGTATCTTTGGAGGATAGTTTTGAGTCTACTGCGATGGAATAGAGCCTCAACCACTGGTCTGTGTCCTTCATCCTTCTTACGGAACCCTCGTAGTATTCGGTAAAGGCTCTCTTGGTCAGTAGAATCTGCGCCTGTATCTGTCTTCTTCCCTGGTTTGAGTCCCAGTGTCCCGAATAAAAACTTACCCAACCTCTTCGAGCTTCCAATTCCGTTAGGGGACTTAGGAGTGGGGACCCGGAGTTCACCGGAGGTGTCGGCTTGGAGGATCGTATGGTCAGCATCATCGAGGTCGGAACGGACTTGCTTCCGATAGATCCGTAGGGCGTCGGTGTCCAAGAGAAGCCCGCGGGCCTGCATGTTAATGACGGCTGTCTGGAGGGGTTCCATAACCTGTAGAACGTAGTCGAGATTTCCTCGGGCTCGGAGTTCATCGAAGAGTGGCTTGACGAGGCGGGCTGTTTCGTATGAGTCTCTTGCATTATATACCCCCAAAATGGTTTCCGGCAGTTGCAAAAATAGGTGGTTTGTGTTGACACTATACTTGCCCACTATGCCTTCCCATCTCCTTCGTCTCCCTCGTCAGTCAGTCTCTTCCAGCAAGGCGCAAAGTTATAGAGTGTAGCACAGAATTGCAACCCTTTACTCATTTCTGGATAACAGGCGTGTTGGAGGTTCAGTGTGTCGATGAGTCTTCCTTTGACTTGGAACCCGAGTGCGTGGAGAATAGGGACATCATAGACAACTCCGTTATGAAAGACCTTCCCAAGTCGAGGGTTATCCAAAATACCGTAAAGCCAAGCCACAACAGTGAGCAACTCCACACGCGAACGCCAGTAAGTCCCTCCGCCACGGCGACGAAAACGAAGGCAGATAGTGCTCCCAATGTCCCCACTATCAATAGATAGCAAAGTAAACCCAATGCAAATGATGTGGGGCCCAGCATTCTCGATGTCGATTGAGACGGCATCATAGTCCTCCAACTTTAGGGTGAACTGTTCCAGATCCTTCAGACTTGGGAAGAGAATAGTATTAGGCGGAGCCCGAGAGACATCTATCTCCGGCATCGGAACCTTCCCCTTCACCAACTTCCCCAACCTCCGGAGGTAGGTCTCTTGGCAGGGTTCCTTGGACCACTGTCCGCGGACTATCGCACCCGGATGTTGAATGGGGGAGACGAGGGTCATTAGTTAACTATCTCCTCCCACTCTCCACCGCGAGAGGTACACATCATTACAGCGTTGGTAGTATTGTTCACATAGATTTGACCCGTTGCCGTACAATCCGGTTCACTGTCACGTCTAAGCCTATCTAGGTATGGAATCTTACGTGCGTCCAAGCATGCCATGATCTTAGGGGCCCAACTAATGGGGGTGTTTCGGATCCAATCCTCAAGTTCTTCACCTTCCTTATTCCCAAGCTCGTCACACATCTCTTGATAGGTGACAGTTTGATGGCTGAAAACTCCGCGGGGAAGTTCCATTGGTTCTCCAGGCTTGGGGTCTCCACCCCGATCCACAAACGCCATCACCAGTAGACCCAACCCCAGACCGATTGGGGTTGTGATAAGAAAGAACCGTCGGACCCGGTCTCCCTTAGTGACTATTCCTTTGCTGGGAGGGACTCGGGTCACCTCACACCTACTGTGCAGCCGCTACGCGACACACCGTCAGACACTTAGAAAAGTCTCCCATACATACAGGCAAGGATCGAGGCCAGTTCTTTATCCTCATCGTTCCACATCCATGCCTCGAAAGCCTTAACATCTCGGGCGGGCATCTGCCGGATTGCCTCACAGGTTTCTTCGAGGGAGAGGACTGGGGGGGCGTAGAAGAGGTTGTTGGAAGTATCCACAACCCAAGTCCCCCCACTGTTCTCAATCAACTCCTCGTCGGCCTCAACCACCGCGGGCTCCGTCGGCTCAATCTCCACCACCCCCGAGATCATCCACATCGCCAACCCGACCACCACAAGGGCAATCACACCGAACCTCACCACGGACTTTGTATCTTGGTGCATAATCTAGGATTCCTCTTTGGTTGGTGGTGTGCAGACCCGGATCATTATACACTCCCCACTTTCGGGGGAGAAGGTTTCGTAGTCTGAAGGGGTATCTGTCCATTTCCAGGTGGACTCGTCTATGTATGATTTCAGACCACCTTCGATAGGCTCGGGGTCCGGTGACACCAACCAAAGAACCCCGAACATCCCAGCCACTGCCGCGATGAAAATACAGAATCCTATTGCAGACTCAGGGTCTTTTGTCACAATTTTATACCCCCCGTCGGGTAGGTGACACAGTTATCAGAATGGGGTCAAAGGAAAACTACAACGATGATGATCCCGATGATCGTCCCCATAATGAGGCCACCGCCTGCGCCACTCTGAGGATTCCAAAACTGCCATATAGGTGCCGTCGCTTTCGGATGCCAGCCCATTACCGTCTCATCCTCCCTTCCCCCAGCAACAACCAATTCATATTGATCTTCTCCTTCCGAGCCAGGTGAATAAGGAAATCCGCATGGGGCGAGGTCCCACCGGACAAGTAGCGGCTGATGTTCTGCTGGGGGACACCCAGCTCCCGTCCCCACTGATGTTGGCTCCGGCCCCCGATGACGGTCCACATCCGATCACTAATGGCGGAGGTGTTCCGGCGGAGGGGTTTCAGGGACTTTCCGTTACCGTTCTTTTTGGGCACTGTTGACTCCTTTCAGGCACGCGGTTAGATTATGGCCGTTGGTTCGGGAAATACATAGTGTTTCAGGTGTGGAATAAGTGTTCATTCCGCATTGGCCGATCAACGTGCCGAGAATAAGAACCACTGCGATAAAGGCCGCTGTAAAACATCTAGCCTCGTTTTGAATGTCGGACATGGGGGGCTACTCCTATTCAGGTTGGGCGGTTCCACAGATTCCGCACTTGTGGGGGTTGGACATCTTCCGCCCGCAATTCAGGCAGTTCCTCTGGTTCGGTTTAGTGGCGAGGGAGAAGGTCTTGGCCTCCACGATCTTCAGTCGGTGGTCGAGGTCATCCAGACACCGGCTGTGGTGTTCATACTGGGAGACCGTGGACTTGACGTGTTCGGTCAGGATCTCCATGTCCGCGCCGATCTTCTCTAGGCGTTCGAGAATGTCTCCGATGGGGCCTGGGAGGGTGGCCGGGACTTCTTTAGGGCCTACTACTTTAATCCTGTCTTCGTATACCTTTTCAGACATCGTTCTCTCCCACTGGAGGTAGGTTTACCTCATTCATCGTTCCCATAAACTTCTCCGCTCCCTTATCCGGGTCAATTCCCAGAAGCCACTTAGCTGCTGGAACGCCCACTGGGACAACTACTCGGAGCGCAGCCGTCCCCTCCCCAGAGTGCAGCCACGGTCCCACATGAGCGTTCCAACAAAACTGTATCTCCGCTTGGGTCGGCTCCCGATTCCCGTTCCCGACTCCGTTCTTCTTGGTCTTTGGTAGCCAGCATTGGACGAGGTTCCCGAGGGAGATCTGAGTTCGGCTGATCCCGGACCGATAGAGCCATTTGGTGAGCCTCTCCCCGATGGGAGCCTCGGGATAGAAGGGTTGGGAATTCCAAGCCTCCTGTTCTCCGGGGCCCTGACCTACGAGGACCAGTCCGGAACTGGCGGGTCCTGAGGGCGGCACGAAGCCGATTCCCCAAGAGTTCGCGGAACAGCCCTCGCAGGCTTTAGGGCGGGGGGAGTAGGTCATTCCGCTAAACCTTTGGGTGTTCCATGTACTCAACAACTTGAGTTAAGTTTACTGTAACCATTACAATTCCACACTGATGAACATGATGATGGGAATCTTCAAGATCTGCAACGGTCGGGAACACTTGACCCTCCACAACACCTAGACGGTCAAATTCCACCCAGCACATGAATCCCTCTTTTATCTTTTTATCCATCTCTAGCCCCCCCTAAACACTACTCATTGGGAAGTTCCTCTTTCTTTTGGTTAAGCCAAAGTTCAACAAAACCTGCGGCAGCTTGGACTGACTCGTCATACGCAGCTTGGACAGCAGTGTCAACCGGGAAGTTGTCCCGGTTTCTCAAATAAATTCGATAGAAGAGTTCCCAGACTGGACCCCTATTAAGTTCACTGATGGGAATCATTCCTTCATCCTCTCTTCAATCCTCTTGGTCAGAGGAGTTGGGTTCGTATCTACTCCTCGGATATCCTTTGCGGACATCACAAGGACCGGGGCCCTGAACTCTCGGTCCATCATCGAGACCCGCAGGGGCATACCGGTGTGGGAGCCGAAGATGACGTGGAGACCCAGCAATACCTCAGACCTATCAGTGGCCACCTCGCTGTCTTGGATTACCCCAATAGGTCCGGAGAGGTTGTTTTCGTATATGTGATCTCCGGCTAGGGGGCCAGCCGCAATAATATACCCAACCCCCATCTTCTCATCGGACACAATGTAGTCGGGGATCTTGATTGGTCCGTACTCCTCCGGCGGGGGTTCCAAAAGAACGTGAACCAGATTCCCCGTCGGATGAATGGTGAGGACATCCAAGCTGACGGCCTGCCCAGTCAACTCCAGGATATCGTGGGCCTTCATTATTTGGGCGTGCCAGAAATCGGACATCAGTCTCCTTAGGGTTCGGAAAACTCTTCCAGTTGATCTTTTGTCGGTTCCACAGCACCTAGATTTTTGAGCCATTCAACGAAGGTTATGTATTTTATGGGATTCTTGCTTTTGGGGCGAAGCCCATTTCTCGGTCTGTAATACACATCCTGATACCATTCCCGCCAATTCTGTGCCTCAACCTCAACCCCTACATTCTCGGGTAGAATCAGATGATCCACACTGGCGTCCGCCCAGTCACCCCCACCGAGGATTGCTGTGATCTTAGGCATCTCTTCCTCCTCTGTACTCTCTATGCGAAGAAAGCCAGCACAGTGCGGGGCCAATGCCCCCCGAGCCCGATAGGCCCAGGAGGGCTTTAGGTTCCGGCGCTACCGGATCCACTTCAACTAGAGTCCACCCGGGTGTCCTCTAGAAGCATCAACCCCGGTCTCCCGGGGAACCAGTTCGGGGTGGGTCAGAGCTAGACCCCGAACAACTAGCGGGAGACCCCCGCCCCGTGGGCGATCTACACGGGTTCGCCATCTGGGGGAACTCCCGGGCCTTCCGGAAACTGCGGCTCACAGCCATCCGGACCTGCCAACTAAGGTGTTTCTCAACCCTGTTAGCTTCTAAACCCCGAACACCTGAAGAAGCCGTCCCGTGTAGAACCGGTCCGTTGTCGGATCACCAGTGTTCTTTTTACTGGCCTGTTCATCACCGACTTCAACGCCACACATCAGACCGACTACCTGATCGGTATCATGGCGGAAGGTGTCGCCTTCTACCGCAACACCCATCCCGGTAAGCCAAGCCCCAAGTTTGGAACCAGAGTTTGCCCCAATGGGCTCGTGATGGAAGATGTCACAGGTTGGTCCACCGTTCTGTTTCACCCGAATCCGGATGAATGACCAGTCCTCTACGTTCTCTTTATCCTCTTGATCCCAACCGGGTGTCTCATCGGCGGGGAACTGATAATCTACTACCTGACATTCGGCCTGATTGGTCTGACCCGGACCGTACATACCTCCGTGGAGGTAGGGACGCTTTTGGGCATCGGGGTGCATCTCAACAATAGGCATAGCGATGGTGCTCCTTCTGGTTGTTTACGAGTACTCGTTTACTGCCTTGCTACATCAGTAGATTTTTTACGTTGGGGACCTCCCCCCTGTCAACCATCCAATTCATTATATCCAGAAACATTTTGAGTTGAGTATTATCAAGAGTTTCTAAAAATGGTGTAACCTTCACTGCCGTTTCTTCCTCTATTTTAGACACTGTTACTGCCTCCTTTCCCCCGGGGGCTTCCCAGGGCCAATAGCTTTCGACCAATTTCGAAGGGTCCGCTCCATGCCCTCGGTAAAGTAGGCTCCGTCCTTCAGGCGGGCCCGGAGTCCAATGAGACTGAGGTGAACGGAGGAGGTAAACGGGTGGACCTCGGTGGACTGTTTGATAATCCGGATAGTCTCGTCCGCTAGGATGACTCCCTCGGCGTTGGTTATGGAGGCGGGGGGTTTGGGTTTAGACATTCGAGGATTCTATAATATTCTTGATTGCCGTAGTTGCGTCTCGAATTGCACTCATTTCATAACAGAGTGTTTTGTCTTCACTATTCTTGTCCAGCAAACTATTAACCTTGTTCAATAGTTTTTGTATTAGCATTCGAGCACTGTCTTTTCCCACCCTTATTTTAGCCAACCGGAGTCTCCTTCTTCTTATCCCACTCCTTCCTCAGAGTCGGGTAGTCCCCTGGGGTAATAGTGGGGAGGCCCCCTCCCTTACAGGTAATGAACGGATTGGGAGGAACCGAGTGGCAGATGAACTCCTTGGAGGGGATGAGTTTGGATCCACCACCCGGCTGGGGGACAGGTTGAGAGGAAATTTGAGCTTTGCAGTAGAGGACCGTGTCGATGTAAGCTTCGATCTCATCCTTGAACCGACCGGAGATCATCGGGGATGTCTTGATGAGACCTCCCTTGTCGTCGGTGACATCCATCAGATGATAGTTGAAGACGATGTTGTAGGAGGGTTTACCCTCGATGGGCGCTGCCGCAGAAGTGAGGTCGGCACAGATGGAGCGGAGTTTGTTGAGGATAACTCCCCAGTCAGGGATGGTGAGTTTGGGTTTGATCCCCTGGACATCGTTGACAACCATCGCGGCCATACCGTCGATGGTATCTATGATGATTGTCTCGGCCTCGAACTCCCGATGGAGAACGGGGCGAACAAACTCATCCTCGAACTCTTTGAGAGTATCGGGGAGGAATAGCTTGGCATCCAACCCACCCTTTATCAGATCCGAGATGGTCCCAAGGTTGCGGTCGAAGTAGGCCCACTTCTGCGGCCCGGGCCATGTGCTGGCATTGTGGGTCTTACCGGAGCCTGGATCACCTTTGTAGGCTATGGATTTCTTGGACTCGCCAAGGTTCTCGGCTGTTAGGATCTTCACAGTGGGGGGCCTCCTCAGTGGTTGCATGGACGGTAACTCATTACTCAGAATTGTCAACCGGTCTTGGTTTCAGGATCGCATCCATAAGAGCCTCTCCGGGGTCTTTGGATTCTACGATCTCTATCGCCTCAACCAACAATGATCGCAGCCGCTCGATCTCGTCGATGAGCCGGAACCCCCAGCCCAGCGCCTCGCTCATCTCATCTGGACTCAGCGAGCGCACACCCTCTGCTGCAAAATGGGTTAGCCGCGCTCGGGCCTTGCCTACATCCACCTCACCCATCCCCGCCCCCCTCTCCAACCAAACCTTCCAGTTCCTTTACCTTTTCTATCATCTCACCCATCTTGACAATCCCAATGAACCCCCAGAGGACCACATCGAACAACTCCTGTTCTTGTTCTTCGAGGAGAGAACTCAAAGGCCGGTCGAAACTCTGATCCCCGTACTCCCGGTGCCCCTGTCGGAGCCGCTTCAGGAATCGCTTCTCAAACGCGGGCCACTCCTTCTTGTAGCGGGGGTCGATACGTTGGCCCGGTCGGCGTTTGTCGTTCCATTGGGTCAAGTCAGGATCTCCCATCGACTCAACAGTTCCAAGACTGTAGCGGCAAGGGTCCCACCCACTCCCCACCCGGCAGCCTCCCAGAGACGATGGGGGGTGATCCAGCCGAAGAAGGTTTCATCGCGGACTGTGAAAACTGTACTCAATTTACCATCCACAAGTACCTTCGTGTCCTGAACCTTAGTGATCTTCCTCCGATGCTGTGTCTTCTCCCAGAAGAACCCCAGTAGGAAGAAAGAGGGGATGGCCAGCCAATGACACCAACTGATCCCTAGGACAATCACGGTGGCCGCAATTAGATGTAGTACTCCGCCCATTAGAACGCCTCTCCTATTGACTCACACCGATTCAAACATGCCTCCCATCCCTCGCCACATTGGTTCAACAAATCCGCTGCTTCACCCGCTATCCTATCAAACTCATTAATATCAAGCTGGTGTTGGTAGTAGTTCCCGAAGTCAAACCCGGCTCCGAAGATCCCGGCTCCGAGGATGGCTGAGAATAGGATTAGTAGGTAGGTTCTCATGGCTTAGGCTCTAGGGTGTCGCTAGCGCGCTTCATATCGGCCAGCACCAACAACTGTTTTCCACCCCTGCCACCCAGTAGTTCTATATTCTCCGGCACATCAACTCCGTGTCGTTCCTCCCATTCAGGACGAGCCTCGTCTAGGCCGTTGTCCAAGTAAACGTCGAACACCTTTGCGAACGGCTCCAGCGCCTCGCGGAGACGGGTGATCTCGTTCTCCAACTCGCCCGATTTATGAAACCGTTTAGCGTCCACCCTACGCAATCTCGCAATCTCTTCGTTTTTATCGCCAGCTTCTTTCATCAGCCGCTCAACATCAACTTCCAGCCCTCGGTATGAAACACGACAACGATCTATGGAGCCGTCCCGCCGCTCCACCTCCTGCCGCAGATCCCGGTTCTCGTCGAGAATCTGGATGGCGTCGCAGGGCCAAGATCCACGACATGTACGGCAATCCGCTTTTTCGGGCCAGTGTTCAACCATCACTGTAGATGTGTGCCGCGCCCGGATCGCGTCGGTGTCGAGGGGGTTAGTCATCGGTGGGCTCAGGGGTGGGGGCTCGGACGGCGGCGGCGATACGGACCTTGTGGTAAAGCCCGTAGGCGGGCTTGCTACCGGGTTCATTCCATTTTCTGCACGCAACCCCTGCGCCTACTAGGCAATCAGAATTAGCGCAGCCTACAAGTAGTGGGTCAGCGCCCGCACACCGCTCGGTCTCGGCCTGGACACGATCAGCAACAGCCTTCACTCGACCATCACTGTGCATGTCCCGCTTGCCCAGGAGCGTCTCGTGCCACAACACGGCCTCGGCCTCGACGGCGGCGCGGACCCGTTTCAATATCTGCCGACGTGACGGGATGGGGATAAGTTTCGAGACAGTTTTCTGCTTGATAAGCGACAAAATCTCATCAGCGGCTTTCTCTTCCGGTGTCGGCTCACTCATCCGGCAACTCACAGGCCGTGCCAAACAACCGCAAGAACACTCCGAAATCCCCGAAACCAACCCGAAGGTCGCCAGTGAAATCCGCAGCCCTACAGATATCCAACGGCACGTTGGGGATGTTGGCCTGAATCACCCTCGGGTGCCCCGGTTCGGTGATCTCCAACCGACTCTCATCCTCGAAGACAGCCCAGATCCGTACGGTATGAGACTGGTCGTCGGAGACACAGACCTCCACCACCGGCTCGGTAATCAGGTGTATGGTCTCGTAGGGCTCGTCATCCAACTCGGCCTCGTAGTGGGTCACGGGCCCCGTCGGTGGATCCCAGATATAGAGGGCACATAGTAGGGCGGTTCTCAGCATCTTCGGTTCCTCCATTCTAGCTCGGCACACCGGCAACAGGTTCGGAAGCGGGGCTTCGGGACCCGCTTCGTGGTCCAGGTTTTTGCGGCGCTGGGCTGGTAGAGTTCGTACCAGACAATATACTCGAAGCATCCCGGAACCTTACACCTCTGGTCTAGGCGACGGTGTTTCCAAACGACCGGAGGGGGGTCTGTGGTGTCTGTTCCGCCGACGAGTTTGAGGGGGGTCATGTACCGTTGTCCGTGTCAAACTCTCCCACCTTCACAAACCCATCCCTTCCGTTCACCAACCCAGAGTTCGGTGGGGCCTTGTACCGGTCAATATAGTCATCTCCGTTGGTGAACTGGAGAACCGGCTCTCCGTCAATCAGAACTTTCACTCCGTACGCTACTTCTAGAAGTTCAATCCGATATGTTTTGAGGCCCCTATCAGTGACGTATCGAATACCTGTGTTGCTCATCCCAAAGCTCCCTCCCTCGCCCTAGCGTATCGTTTGGTGTTGAGGATTCGCTCGATTTGGTCGGCCTTTCGTGCCGGAGATTCCTCGTCTACGCCTAGACAAATTCGATTAGTCTCCCTTGCACTGAATCCGTAGAACTCTTGGAAATTACCCGCATAAACACTTAGTTGTCCGAACAGACCTTTCGGCCAAGTTTCGTAGTTCTGGATTGCTGCCCACCCGGCTACACAACAAGATGTACCACATTTGAGAGCCTTTGTTGTAGTGGTTGGGTCATCGTGTTCGTGGATACCCCTAAATGTTCGTTTGGGATTGTAGGTCCACATCGCCAGATTCCTCTTCGGCAATCTCCGCATCAACCTCACCAACCGCATCGCATTCTTCCATTGTTTGGGCTTCATCCTGTCCACTCCTTCATCTGATCCGTCTGCTCCTGAGTCCGCGGACGGAAAGTCTTAAGGTTCGCCTCTACTCGGTCTTTGTTCCGACAGAGGACTTGGAATTCGCATCCTCCATAGTTCTCGCAGGCTCCCGTTTTAGTACCGTGGTCGGGGAACCAGCGGTTAATGGCTTCTTCCTCAGGGTATCCAGCATCGAGGTCATTAGAGAAACCTTCTGTTCGATGGTCAATTTGTTGTAGTATGTCAAGCGCTGAAAGTCGAAAGGTGTTAAAATCGTGATGATCGCGTCGAGTGCTTTCTCGAATTGCGATCTTCGTCTTCCCCTTCTTAATGACAACATTACACAGCACCCCATCTATTTGTTCTCCCGGAAACAGGGAGGCCAGAACGAAACACTCCCCAGTAAACTGGGAGTCAGTGTGGATGGCATTCAACCTCTTCTGCGCCCAGAACCCGGGGGCCGAGGTCTTGTGCTCCATCACCTTTGGGTATCCGTGGTGGTGGATCAGGAGATCTGCCCGACAGGTGAAAACGTAACCGCTGTTTGCGAGGTCCACCTTGAACTCCCTCTCGATTAGGGGCTCACCGGCCCCATCGTGCATAACACGGATGGTTGGATAGTCGGGGGCGGCTCCGTTGAGGCTGAACTGATCGTAGTAGGCGATAATCATTGAGGTTAGGAGGATCTTGTCCTCGTCGGCTTTCTCCTCGGAGGCGTAGCGGGAGACCGAGGAGGCATGGTGGATCTCTAGCTTTGCTACGGCCCGGTCCAAGTTCCACTCTCCGGTGTCTTCACCGTCCTGACAGCCGGAGAGATACAGCTCTGCGATGGCCTCGTGGAAGGTAGAGCCCTTAATCAAGTGTTCAGAGATGAACTGGGCTCGGATACCCTTGCTCCCCTCGAAAGGGCGGTAGTAGGAGTTGAACCACCGACGGGGACAGGTGGCGAAGGAGGAGAGGTAGGAGTTACCGACGAGGGAGCCACCCTTGGGATCATTTTCGGGGATGAATTTCATTTCAATGCCGCCTCGAACTCTTTTTTAGGCCAGAACCACTTATCCTCAACAATATGACCGATAGCATCCACCCCACCATTGGTAGCTGATACCCGAATTGTTTTACCTTTCAGATCTTCCCACTTCCCAACCCCAACCACCTCAAGCACTCGCCAGATAAACAGGCCACAGAGGTTAGGCCCCTCACCTTGAGATTTGGGAGCATAGAGATTGTACCCACCAAATCCCTGCCCGGACCCACCATAATTAAGATGAACCCAAGCAGACAACAGCCCATGATCCTCGTTATTGATTGTTGCACTTATGATTACAGCGTTCTTCTCACCCATCTCAAACCTCCGTCGCCTCACCCTTAAAGACTTTCTCACAAACCAGATCCACCAAGACATCAAGCTCCGGCTTGTCGAGGAAGTGTTCGATCTCCTCCGCGGTGGAGAATAGCCTGACCGAAGCCCGACCGGGGAAGTAAAGAATCAAGGTATGGATCTCGATCTCCGTGATCTCTGATTTGAACTTCCCTCGGTTCCCGTCGGCATCGGCTCCCCAGTTTTCATCATCGTAGGTTTGGACTTGGGCCTCTACCAAGATGGCCGAGTCCGCTGGGGGGAACAGTTCGAGTGTGTGTTCGACCTGGACGTTGTAGGTACGGTGGGAGTTCATCGAGTAACTCCTACCCATATACTACCTAGAATTAAAGAAAGTTGAATTATCATTATCCAACCAGTACCGTCTAAACTCTTGAGAAGTTGAATAATCTCCGCAGCCTGTTCAGGTGTCATTCATCCCCCTTCTTTTCAAACGCAGTTTTGGTGTTTCCTTCTTTCACCAAAAAGTATTCCGCTATCTTCAATCCCCCAGAAAGGGTTTCTACGCCAGTTTCTACCGTGAAGTCATCCTCATAAACAAAGCAGGTACCTGAAAGATCTGGGTTGACTTTTCTTCTCAGGTGGTGGACAAGATAAATACTCCTGGGGAATACAGATTCTTCAGCTTTCTTCTTTCTTCCCACTTTTCTTCCTCCCAGCCTTCTCAAACATCCCCTGCCACTCAGGGTCCGTCCATCGAAGTTCAGATAGAGTACCTAATTCTGAGATATGTGTCAATAAAATTCCGAGCGAGTCCACTTTTGATATTGTGACCGGGGTCCCCACGGGGAGCCTGAGCCCGGGCCGGAACCACTCCCGTCGGAGAAGGAGCCGTTGTCCGAGCTTGAGTGTTCTCCAGGACTGTTTGGTTCGGGCTACCTTCTTGGCCGGTTGGGGGATGGTCCGGGTGAGCCGGTCGGCGATCTGATTCAAGAGCTGTTTGCTGACGGGGACAGACACGGGGCTCTCTCCTCGGGGTGATTAGTTCTACCTGCTGGCCGGATTCCAACCGACTAGCTGTTTACGGGTGGCTTCCCGTTGGTTTTACAGCGGTTCTTACACCACCTGCCAATGGTTTCGGGATCAAAGGACGTGCGAAGCGCCTCCCCCTAGCCACAAGCTGTGTCGCACCACATCGCAACAGGTAGAACTAATCCTCCCTCTTCCAAGGTAGATTCAATTCCCGCAGATACTCATGCTCGGCCATAGTACCTGTGTTTGGCCTACTGTCACCTATATCATCCTTATACCTACCTACCCTCCCCTTCATCCCATTATTCGTAATGATAGGAGCCGTGATCTTCCAATTCTTCTCGTCAGCCTTCAACAGCCGTCGGTACATACTCCGAGCCCTGATCCGAGCGAACTTCCTTTTACTTGCTTTGTTGGGCATTATTCTCTATCTCCATCGGGGGTAGAATCAATCTCCATCCCACACACCATCCGGTCGCATCTCTGCAAGCACGATCAGTTGTAGAATTGCTCGCTTTGCGTTCCCTTCAGTTGGTTTCCAATAATCATCATCAACATCATCCCCAAGAGAATCAGCGAGAGATTGGAGTGCAGTAATACTTTCGGATGCTTTCATCCCATAGATGGTACGGATACCTTCCTCCCCAAGGGGTGTGAAGTGCCGACCGTAATTATATGTGATGTTTAGGTGGCAATTTGTTGTGCCCCCAAGTATATAGGTTCCTCCAGTCATTTGATGGGGGGAGTTCAACTGGAGCATTTCGCCACTCACTGGATCATTGAGGTAGATATCGTAGCTCATTAGTTTTCCTTCCATCAAACCCAAGGACACTCGGCCAGAGGCACCGCAATAGCCAAGAATAGCAGGAGGTAACGCGACGAAATGCTCGCCCCCGGTCGGGGGGAGGAAAAACCGCGACGGTGCCCTACTACTGCAACCCTAGGGGCTGCTGTCCAAGTCAACATCTTCCTATCAAACTCCCTGCCAGGACCACGAGGATAAACCAGAGTCCGATCTTGGCCACGTAGTCGGTCTGCCCGGGGCCTACCAATGAATCACCTCTTCGGGCTCACGGGTCTTGAGTGGGGGACGGACTACCATTCTCCGCCTCTGGACGTAGACTCCCCGATGGTATCCGATCCAGCCGTTGAGCACGAAAAGGACAAAGAGGATTAGCCAGTGACCTTCGATCACTCCGGGGCTCCTTGGTTGTACTGGAAAGAATCAGCATGGGCATCGCAACGGATTTCCCCGTCACTACATATATCCAGGGGCCCACCGCAATCCTCGAAAGGTACACGGTTTCGTTCCCCATCGAGACACATATCACCTTCCTCATCGTCAGAGTGTGCATCACTTTGACCTTTGGGGGCTCCTTGAGTGGCTTTGAGGATGGCAGCCCGAGCAATCTCGTTGATACGCAAAAGCTGGACAACTACATTGGGCCATTGGTATGTCACGTCTTCCTTGATCTTCTCCAGCGCTGCTAGAAGCTCTGGCGCGGCTGCGATTAGGCGGGCGTTGGCCCGCATAGCCGGTCCTGGCTTCTCAGAGGGGTAGGGCATCCCGTTCATATAGCAAACCCCTTGGTCATCCCGACCTCCAGTAATGAATTCCCATTTGCCGCTAATTCTCCATGGCCCGGGCGTATGCTCTGTCATTTCTATTTCTCCCTAAGCAAGAATTCTAACTCATTCAGCACCACAGTCGCCCCCAGTCTCATCTTCTCGTCCCCGCGGGGGATCTTGTTCCTAGCCTTCCGGCATCTATCGAGGACGGGAATGAGTATTAGCCTCCTCCGCGTGAGGTCTTTGTTCCTGATCCTCTCCTGGGCAGCCGCTATGGCCTTGCGCTCACGTCTTTCCACGTTCCTAGGGTGGTGGGAATGGCAGAAGCCCTCAAGTGTCGCTGGGGCTCGACAGGGGCGTGGTGGGTCGTTGAAAGACCTACCGTAGACCTGTTCTTTGCAGAGAGGGGGGGCGGCCACAGCTACAGCGCCTCGATCATGTTGTCCAGAGCATCGGTGTCCAAGCCTGAGTCGTTCCAAGCCACCCCGTCAGGGGTTCTAGTAAGAGGTGCGCCTATCTCCAAAAGGAGGCGTGTTTCTTCGATTGCGTCTATTCTAGCAACGAAATCGGCATAGTTTCTAGCTTCTTTACCTAGTTCATAGAATCCCTCATCGTTCCCGATCCACAGAGCCACGTTCCAAGTCTGGTAGTTTTCCCACCCGTTATAGCCTTCGCTCATCATTTCCCCCCCACTAGGCCCGTTTGTACCTGCGATATACCCGAGCCACCGCTCTCGGTCGAACCTGGGATTTTGGCTCTGGCAGAAGTCAGCCAAGGCGAAGATTTGACCCTCAATGAAGGGTGGGGAATCCACAATCTCGGCTGTTTTGTTGTAGTTGCGGATAATGTCTGCGAGCTGGATGAAATGGCGTTTACTCATTCCCATTGTGTTTCCTCCTTAGGTATCACTTCGGGTGTTTCGCTCGGATACTTTAGCACAAACTCCGAGTGGTGTCAAACTCAACTACTAATCTCCTGCTAATGAAAGTCAATTTAGTAGTTCCCCGCGGGGACTGTAGGGCTCTCCACCTACCCCTAAAAGGGGCAGTAAATGACGGTTTGACACTTTTGACACTTTGCGTTGAAATCCCTACGCTCGCAATCGGCACTTTTGGCACTTTCGGCAACTTCGAGTGTAACTAGCTGATAAAACCCCCATGTGGGGGGAAATCCCCTGAGTGCAGTGATGTTAGAGATATATTGTTGTTTGTGTATTATAAGCGGAGCTATTATGCTCTAACTCAACCTCCTGCCTTTAATAAAAGAGGGGTGCACGGTTTACAACCCACAGAGTTGTGTACCCCCTACCTACCCTTGGAGTATGATTTAACCTACTCTTTCGGGTAGGGAGAAAAGCCTACAGTTGGTCAGGAGTATGGGAATCGAACCCATATCGGCGGGGCCACAACCCACTGTTTTAGCCGGTTAAACTAACTCCTGGTTTGGGGTGTTGGGCCCTCAGTCTCCCAGACTGACCGCCCACGCTCCCGCCCGGATCAGTCCATAGATCACAGCCGAGGTGGTTATCCAGAGTAGGTAGATCATCGGTTCTCCTTCCCCGCGGGGATATCAGTCTTCTCCCCAAAGTCAAACAACAAACCTGGAGTCTGGTCTCTCCAAGGCGAGTCTACAAAGCTGAGCCCGATAGACTCCGCAGCCGTCACTGGTTCAGTCTGATCGGGGTGGCCGTGGAATGTTAGCGGTAGGTCGATTGGGTGCATTTCACACTTCCTCTATGTCTAGGGTCGATAGAATCGCTGATCGCAGATCCTCTGCGGGCTCTTCACCACTATCAGTCAATCGACGGCACAGTACGCCCATACTCCGGGGCTCAATCCTGAAACCTCGCTTCCCGTAACACCCTTCAAACTCCTTGAAGAATATCGCGGTAAGGTGGGCGTCGATCCCCTGATTGACCGCAGAGGATAGAGTCTCGAAATCCTCGGACCCTTGATGACACTCGATCTCGTAACCCTCCGGGCATTCTCGGGTTACTGCCGCAATAATTACTTCCTCTGGTGTAGTACCTGCTGTATAGGTTTGCATTTCCGTTCTCCCTTATTCTAACCCTAACCCTTACCCCATCCCACCCCGAGATCTCTCAACCCTGGGGATCCTCGGGGCTTCCCGTGGGGATATTTCCCTTAGCTTGAGCCACATACCCCTCGGCCTCGGCTAGATGCGCCTTGTAGATATCCATTCCCGGTTCAGTCCGCGCCGCTTGCAGCAACCATTCTAGGGAATGAAGTAGATCAGGAGCAGCAACTATAAGCCGCGCATTCTCTTCTTGATTGTTAGCGTAGTGTGGGCGTGGGCTCACACTCGCGATCATGCCTCGCTTTGCCGGACGAGTAGCACTCCCTGTTATTGCTATTGTGTTGTCTCGTGGATCACGTTCCCCAACTACCCATGGTCTTGCAGTGTGCATTTCCTTCCCCCTAATCATTAACTCACTTCAGAGTTAATACACCATCGGCCCCCAAGCGCAAGACCTTGAGGATAATAATCTAATAAACTTTCTAACAGACTTAGAGCCAATGGAAAGGTCTATTCTTTACTCAAGTTAGATAGACTTGGGGAGGGGGGCCAGTGTCCCCGGGGGGACTGTGTATGCAAGTGCTGTGCCAACCCCCCGTCCTCCCTACCCTGGGCTTGGATGGTGCGCCTCATGTGCTTGGGCTAGCCCGCATGCGGTGGGCTAATGTAAGATACCAACCGACGAGGTGTAAGTTATTAACTTACACTCTGTCCCCCGGGGGACCAGTAAGGTCTAAGGAGTGCCTGTCTATCGAAGCCTTTGGAGTAGAAAGTAAAGTCCCCCACAGAGACTCTGGTACTGAACACCCTTCGGTCTCGTGGGAGAGAGTCTAGAGGAGGAGTACACAGTTCGGTGTCCCCCCAGATTCTTATACTCCGACTTAACTTTAGGTGGTCGGAAGTTATAGGATTTGCTAACCTTTCGGCTCCTTAGTCAGAGAGGTGTTCTACTGTCCTGCCTCTCGGCCTAGACGTATGCGGCCACGTATGGTTCTCCCGGACCTAAACCGACGGGGGCGACAAGCCGGATGCGTGACGAGGCGATTGTAAGCTTGGGGCAGGGCAGCCGATAGTTTCTGTGTTACAATAATTGGCGAGAGCCTTTCTACGGGAACCTCGCCGCGCCTTAACCTAGAGGACCATACGATGAATGCGAATCCCACCGATACGACTTTAGACCTGCTAAACACAAGTACCGAGGAGGTCCAAAGGCTTAGAAAAGAGCTACTGGACTGGAAGACGGCGGTGGGTTACATCAAACTAATACTAAAGAGCACGACTGATAACCTAGGCAATATCGAACAACCAGAAGGGCCAACCTAGCGGGGGCAGGGTAGTTGGCTCCCCGGTAGCTCAGTTGGTAGAGCTGCGCCCTGTTAAGGCGACGGTCGCAGGTTCGAGTCCTGCCCGGGGAGCCAACCGTCCTTGACCCACCTTGAATATCAGGTACACTATCCGATACTCAGGCTCTAACTGTCTGAATCTTCTAGCTTTCCCGGCCCCTGGGGGACCCCATCCCACCAAGTTTCCATCTGTCAGAAAATACCCCTACTTTGTTTTCAGTTTTGTCAATGGGGACGGGGAGTTAGAGTGGTGGGATGAGGGAAGGGACGCCCCGCGGGGACCAAACTCTTCTACTCTGACTTAACTTTAGGTGGTCGGAAGTTATAGGATTTGCTAACCTTTCGGCTCGATAGGCACCAAATACTCCCGCTTCGCAAACGCCAGCAGACGGCGGGGATGATGAGTGTCAAGGGATCGGGGTGTCGCTGCCCTGTCCCACGCTCCCTCCTTGACCCACCTTGAATATCAGGTACACTATCCGATACTCCGAGGCCAACTCCTCGGATCTTCTAGCTTTCCCGGCCCCTGTCCCCTGGGGGACCCTAGCTCCGCAGGAGGTGACCCTGTGACGAAGAACCTTTCCTACTCCGACCATCTACTCCAACGCCTAGACGAAGCAAGCGAAGATCTGACCACCAGCGCGGCTGAAGAGATCCGAAGACTTCGTAGATCTGTTCTAGCTTTTGAGGGTCTAGCCGAGAAACGTCGTAAAGCCCTAGCCCGAATACAACGGATTCTGCGAGACGAAGAGCAGAAACTAGGGTGACTAAACCCTCGGAGGACCCTGTGACGAAGACCCCGACCCCCATCATCCACGACATTCTTGACTGGCTTGAAGCTACATCAGAGGATCCTGCCTATTGTGAGGGATCCCACGAACAGGCCGCCAAGGAGATCCGGAGGCTCAGGGCGGAACTGAAAGACGCAGAAGCTAGGATAAGTCTCACTGCTAATACGATATACTTGGCGTTGGATATGCTGCAAGGTCGGGACACTGACCATGACTGACCGCCCCCTCCCAAAGCTCTCCTCCAAAGCCAACATCTGTGTGCTCTGTGGGTACCCGCTACCTACCAAGACCCCCACGGGGGCCACAGCAGTAATGCAGTACCTAAAGACAGAGGAGTGTGAAGCTGTCAGTCCTGAAGCCTCAGCCCTGATCTGTACGCGAGAGCCGGGGCACCGAGGCAAGCACGCCGCCTGTGGTTTCATCGCCCATCCGTCGGACTCTTGGAAGTGAAGAACACCAGACCGGAGCCCAAACTAAGCTCGAAGGATATCCTCATCTGGGACATCGAGACCAGCCCAAACCTCGTCTTCTCCTGGGGAATCGGCCACAAGGTCTCCATCTCCTTCGAGAACATCTACCGCGAACGGGCAATCACGTGCATAGCCTGGAAGATCCTGGGCAAGTCGAGGGTCTACTCCCTGAACTGGGACCAGAACCACTGCGACAAGGAGATGATCGACACCTTTATAGGTCACTTGAACAACTGCCGCTACTCGGTGGCCCACAACGGGGACCGGTTCGATCTCCGATGGCTCCGGGGCAGGGCCATGTTCCACCGGCTAGGGATGTGGCCGGAATACACCAGCGTAGATACCTTGAAGATCTTCCGGAAGCTGGCCTACCTGAACTCCTATCGGCTCGACTACCTCCTCCAATACTTTGGATTCGGCCGGAAGATCAAGGTGGACTATGATCTCTGGAAACGGGTATTCGCGGGTGAGGCCAAAGCCCTCCAGGAGATGATCCGCTATAACCGTAAGGATGTCGTGGCCTTAGAGGAACTCTACACCTTCGTCCGTCAGTATATGAGTCCTGTAGACTCTCTGACCAAGAGCTGCCGAACCTGCCCCCACTGCGCCAGTGAGAAGTTCCAGCGTAAACACCACCGGTTCACCAAGGCTGGAGGTGAGAAGATCCAACTCCAGTGTGATGCCGGTCACTATTGGACTGTGACCGCTAGCCGGTTTTTTAGGGAGAGGTGATGATTAAACGACACCCGAACTCAAGCCCATACGATGCAAGCGGCCTACCACGGTCGGACCAGACACTTAACCCGGTCCAATACCGCTCTGGGAGGAAACCGATAGCTGAAGACACCCGAATTCAAAATGTAGTAAACAGATGGCGAGATTCCTACAAGAACGCCGATGATGCAATAATGTCTGAGCTGAAACAGATACTTGGCGGAAGGTTGAGTGAAAAAGTGCAGTTCTACGAGACGGGCTACATTCGTATCAACGGTGTTATGTATGAGCCCCCTGAGTAACGCTAGAAAGCTATAAATGCCTCCTCGCCCCAACCGTGACCGCTAACAGATTCTTCAGGGAGAGATAGATGGCAATCTCCATCCAGGCTAGATGTAGGCGGTGTCAAGAAATCCATGAGTTTGAATCTCCGTTTGACGATAGAACTGAGTTCTTTTTATGGATTATGGGAGGTTCAAGCCGGGATTTGAGACACAATGGACCTCCAAGCGTCATTATACGAGATTGCCCAAACTGTGGGTACGATGCGATATTCGATTTCCTAGGTAGCGTTCTAAGCACCTACCCGGAGGGTTGATGGCCGCCCGCTCCAACCGTGACCGTGTCCTCCAAATAGCACGGTGGCTGGCCGCGGAGTTCCCGGCTCCCTACCCGGTCACCGTCCGCTGCCCGAAGAAGATCGCGGCCCTCCCGGGCTCCAAGGGCCTCGATGTCCAGATCGGGGATTCCGGAGTTACCCGACAGCGGGGCCGTAGAATTACCATCAACATTGCAGTTCGACCCGGATTCTCCCGGGCGACGGTGATCGACTCCATCCTCCACGAATGGGCCCATGCAGCCACAGTCCGCCATGCGGATATAGAGATGAACCGGGGTGATCATGATGATGAGTGGGCGCTGATGTACGGTAGGATCTACCGAAGGTTCTTCGATGAGGATGGGTGTAAGGATAGTGAGGATTTTTAGATGAGACGACATATCTGGGTAGTTGAGCAGCGAGACCCGAAGCGTTCTCACCTGTGGAACAATGGTACCCGAGAAAGCTGTTTCATACGGGAAAAAGATGCTGTGATCGACGCTAGACGGTCTAGAGGCCAAAGCAACGAGTTTGGTTGGGGGCTTGAGTATCGTGTAGCCAAATACACCCCCCACGATCCACTTGAACACTACCGGGGTGGATACTGATCCCCTCAGCGAGCGTAGCGAGCTAAGCACTCCAGACTTCCCCCCGGGGGTTGCGCTCCGGTTCCCCCCGGGGTATCCTCCCTGAAATGTCCCAGACCCCCGTAGTACCAGACCCTCGTCCCGAGCCTCCTGTCTCACGCGAGCGGGCCAAGGACTATCAACTTGAAACCATCGCGCAGTTGTCAACCTTAGGGACTCCTGTGGCGACTATGGCTCAAGTGACCGGACTCTCCGAGCGATACGTTGACCGACTCTTGTCGGACGGTCGTAACGAGAAGTTCAACAAGCTCCGCGAGCGGTACAAGGAAACGAACCTCAAAAACGTAATAGGTTCCCACTTTCAGCTCGTGGATATGATCCCCCAAGCTCTACAGGCTTTCTCCGATGCCCTAGGGGGACAAGATGTACGGCTGCGAAAGGAGACCGCCCAGTGGATCTGGGACCAAGTGGTCCCGAACCTGAACGGTAAAAACGGCTCCGATAAACAGGATGCCCTCTCCATCACCATCAACCAGCCGCATGTACAGACTCAAATTGGTGAGACTATGGCCAACGTCGCCTATATGCTGTCGGGACTACGAGACGCCATCTCAAGCCAAGACCCCAACGCACATATACTGATCGGCACGGATGCCCTACCGGTACCTGAAGCCCAGCTTGAGGTATCGGGGGGGCCGGCTCCCTTGGGGGAATCATCCGGTAAGGGTGACCTACTGACCGAAGTGGTCGAGGAGAGATAACGTGGCACAGAACGCTGGCGCGGGAACTAGAGGACAAGCAAGGCGAAGGGGGACAGGCGCAACAGGAATGTCTCTCCCTACAGGGGGTGCTAGTCGATTAGCCACACCCGCCCCTCTCGCTGGTCCCTCACCCCTCGCCGCACCGCCCGCTGTACCCACAACCGACTTTTCTGCCTTAGGCCCAGCCCAGAGCGCATCAATACAAGGACTGATGGAACTGTTCGGACGGATACGATCCAACCGGGGGGGGTTTGGCGGTAACGGAGGCTCCAAGGGGTGAGCTTCAATCTCGGCCTCGGCGTCCTCGAAGACATGAAGACATCCGGAGGATCCCCGCGTGATCTCTCCCATCCCCAACTCAATCTCCTCAAGGAAGCCTTCGAGGACCAAGACATCGGTCTGTACTTATTCTCCACCCAGATCTTTGGTTACAAAGACCTAACACTCAGTATCCACCTTCCCATCAGCCGCTTCTTGGGGAAATGGGGCATGTCTGAAACTACTCGGTCGGGGACCATCTGGACCCCACCTACCGAGACCGACGGCCTCGTCACCGACTCCTGGCGGCGGCTGATGGTCTGTATCCCCCGCGAACACTTCAAGACCTCGATGTGTACTCGCGCCCTAGCACTCTGGACTCTTGCCCGCAACCCAGACGCGACCATAGGTATCTTCAATGAAAAAGAAGAGAATGCACAGAGCTGGACCGCGGCGATAGCGGAAGTAGTCGAGTCGTCCTTGTTGTTCCAACTGATCTGGCGTGATATGATCCCGCAAGGAATCGGATTCTGGGACAAGGAGAACGGAGTAACTCGACCTAGAGGATTGAAGTGGGGGGGTACTGGTCTCAAATTTGTACGGCCCACAATTGGTGTACCCGAACTTTCGATTGAGCCTCGCGGCATCGGGGGCGCGGTTACCGGCAAGCACTACACTCATAAGATCCTAGACGACATCATCGGGGAGAAGACCAGTGACTCAGTCGCACTTATGCAAGACGCTATTAACTGGATCGACCACTCTAGGCCGTTGGAACGTCCTGCCGAGAATGGTCAAGAGTTGGTTGTCCATACCCCGTGGGCCTATGCTGACGTATACGCTCACATGCTCAAAAAGTGGAAAGGTGAGTATAAAGTCCACAAGCGACACCTCCTAGAAGACAAGAACGGCAACCCCAGTCTTCAGGGGAAGTCCATCTTCCCCCAGAAGATCTCCACCACCAAAGCCCGCCAGATGTGCAAGACAGACCCCTTCGTCTTCTGGGCTCAGTATATGTGCATCCCCAAAGCCGGTAGAACGCTGGACTTCGACGACGCATGGTTCCGCTTCGGTCGCCTAACATACTCCGGGAAGGAACCGGTGTTCGCCATTGACAAAAAGTACTACGACCCTGAGATATACGATCTGGAAGCGACTGTTTCTGTGGAGGGCCCGCCTCGGCTCATACCGCTCTCTTGGATGGAGAAGGCCGTCATCTTCGATCCGATCCCCGGGAAGGAATCGGAAAGGAAGAAAGAAACCTACTGCCGACACGGACTTGTAGTAGTCGGTAAGGACCCCTGGGGACGTCGCTACGTCCTAGAGTCCGAACGGAGTGACCTCAATGAAACGGATGTCTGCCATCGGCTACTTACTCTCGCTAAGAAATGGAACGTCGATAAGATCGGTATCGAAGCCGTCAACGCCTTCCATCTCTACGGTCCGCTCCTCACTCTACTCTCTGAACGAGATTGGGATGACTACCTGCCCGACATCATATACGTTGAGCCGGAGGGCCGACAGAAGGACCAAAGGATTAGGGCGGACCTCGGACCCATGCACCAAAACGGATTCTGGTACTACAACCGAGAAGGGACCTCCGAAGCCATCGAAGAGCTAACTGAGTTCCCCCACTCCACCTACAAAGATGTCTCTGATGCCCAGTCCTACACAGACAAGGTCTGCATCCGGCCCAACACCCCAGACGAAGCCCGAAGCTCTTGGTACAACGAAAAGATCGCTGAACGGGAGCGGGGACAGACTGGTTATGGAGATTTCTTCTAGTGGGACTCATGCACACCTACATCATTTGGCCCCTGACCTCCGCAACCAAGTTCAAATTCCTAGAGCTAATCCACGAATACGAACAAGTAGAGGAAGACTCAGATGCCGCAAAAGCAATCTGTGAGGGGATACGTTCCCTTCCAGGCTACCCAAAGCTAGCCCCCGACATGAGTGACATCCTACTAGAAGTCACTGACGTAATGAACTGAAAGGAACCCTAATGGAACTCTCAATGCCCAAGACAGTCCCCGAAACCGAGCCCGGAAGTGTCTACGTTCCGCGGCCCTTCACTTTCACCCACATCCCGGACCTAAGGGAGTTGCTTCCTAAATTCCGGGGGCGTCCCGGCTTCGAGTATCTCCAGTGCTGTGTAGCCAACCTCCGCCGCGCCCAAGACGAGGGCTGGACCGAAGTGGAGAACACCGTCATCTACACCATCGAGGGCCCCAAGGGCGAAGCTAGCATGAAGCTCCTCGCCCGTGGTAAGCCCATCCCAGGAGCCACCCACAACGCCGGAGCCCGCCTCTGTGTCTGTGACAAGTCCGTAGAGGGCTTGACCGGAGTCTGGATCAACCCTCACCGCCACGAAGAATCTCCGGAGGTTCCAGATTTGACGACCAGTGGAGATGAGACTACGTGTGTAGATTTGACGACTCAGGGGGGCCCCGCGACACCGAAGAGAGTCGAAGAACCTAAGTACGAGGTTGGTACCTCAGATTCTAATGTCAACACGGCAGTAAACAACCCACCGGATGAGACTCCGGTATTCCGCTCCGGAGGAGGTCCAAGTGCCGCATAGTCGAAGTCTAGCCGACCTTAGAGGACACCAGAGGTCCGACGCTCCCGTAGTAGGGGCGACCAACTTCGCCGGAGGTGCGGGGACTCCTGCTCCGTCTCCTACCCCGGTCGGTGCTCCCAAACAGCAGACCACCACAGCCGACGGGCCCATCGGAGAGCGAATCGGCAAACGAGTCCAAGGAGCCAAGGACAGTGTCCAAGGTGTCAAGGATCTAGTCAAGAAACTTGGTGGTTCCTCGGGATCCTTTCCTTGATCCTCCCGGGCCAAGCGCTCCCGATCTCCGACAAGGTCTCCGAAGGCTTGGGCCGAGAACTGTCCCAAGCCATAGACGACATGGAGTCGAACTTCTCGACCTTCTTTGACGACATCGAGACGCACTGGAAGTGGTACGAGGCCACTCCCCTGACCCAAGGCCCGCGCAACTTCCCCTTCAAGGGAGCCAGCAACATCGTAGTCCCCCTGATCCAGATCATGGCCGACACCTTCGTCAACCGAGCCTATGCTTCGATCTTCGGTCAGAGGGAAAGGGTCTGGTCACTCTCCACAGAGAGGGAGGACCTGGACCGTCAGGTCAAGGACGTAGCCCGTTGGCTAAACTGGGCTGCTAACGACAACGACTTCTCCATCCGGCTCCCTGCCTACGACCAGATGCTAGAGATGGCAGTTATCGGCTCCTCCGTCATAGGTCTTAACTGGAGGACTGATGTCCGCTGGGCCTACGTGGGCACCGGTAAGAAGCTTCGAGCCCAACAGGTCCGCTACGCCCGTGGAGCCCACCCCGAGCACATCCCCCGCGAACAGATCCTCTGGGACACGAACTTCCTGATCCAAGACGCCCCGATGGTGGTCCGGGAGTTCCGACTCCAGTGGACCCAGCTCCGTAACCTCGCGGCTCTCAACGAAGCCTACGACAAAGAGGCCGTAGAGTTGATCCAAGGCCACGGTGGCCCCCGCGGACCCTCCCAAAGAATTAGGGAGGCCAAAGAACGGGAGGACGGACGCCAGCCCTCCGTCATGGGCGCGGACACCGAGCACGATATCCGGGAGATCCACCTCGACTGGCCGATGCTGGACCAACTGGGCTTCGAGTCTGATGTGGCCCCCAAGCCCGGTAAGGAACGGATGAAGACCCCATCTCCCCCAATCGTCGTAACCCTAGACCGCAACAGTCAGAGGGTCCTAAAGGTAATCGCCGAGCCCTACTTCTTCCCCTTCAAACCCTTCTTCGACATCTTCTACCGGAAGCGATCCGGTCGGGGCCACAGCGCAGGCATGGCCAAGAAGCTCGAACACCTACAGCGCTCAATGACCACCAGTCTCAACCAGGCCCACGATGCTCGAACCCGTGCCAACGCTGTCTGGGCCAAGACCAAGCGCCGCGACATGCTCAACCGTCCCATCGACCCCTCGACCATGATCTACGATCCGGACATGAAATCGGTGGAAGCCTTCAGCCTAGGCCCCCAGTCCACTTTCGACGACATGAGGATCCTCACCGCCGTAAACACAATGGCGGAACGCCTGACTGGTATGTCCGACCCCGCAATGGGCCGCGAGACTCGCCAAGGTGGTCACCCCTCTCCGGCCACCTCCACCCTCGCTCTCCTAGACCAGTCGGAGATAATGCAGGGCACCACCCGGGAACTAATCCGTAGCCAATACAGCCGACTCGGGGAGGCCATTGCCTCCCTCTACCAACAGTTCGAGACCAACGATGACGGGAAGCTCCAACGACTCCTGGGCGAAGGGGACGCCAAGAACGTAGAAGAGTTCCTCTTCCCCACCGACCCAGTCTCCGGCTCCCTAATGTTCGACGTTACCGCCATGTCCTCACACAACACCCCGAAGGCGGAGATGGAGAAATCCATCCTCATCAGCCAGATGAACAGCAACTATTGGCTGATGCTAATCAAGGGTGTCCAATTCCTAGAGAACCCCCAAGTGGGACCAATGGTCAAGGAAGCCATCATTGGAGCTATCCGGGCCTCAACCAAATCCCACCTCAGATTCCTAGAATCAGGAGACATAGATGACCTCGAACGATACGTCTTTAGCCTCGCCGAGAACGAACGGAGCGGAGCCGATGACCTACGAGAAGCTGCGGGACGCGCCACAGAGATTGCGGAAGCTCGCTTGGGTGCTCAAGGGGGCGGAGTGGGAGGCCCTGGCGGAGTTCCTACAAATGGAGCGGCAGGACCGCCTCAGCCTACTGGAGGATTCCAATGATCCAGCCGAACGTGAAGCCTGTCGAATTATTGCTAAGTGGATCAAGAACTTCCTTGGGGTGGCTCGGGATTATATCTTGGATCAAGACACTGCGGACCGCGAGCCCGTGGCCGAAACCGAGCCCGATTATATGGCCCGAGACAGCAGCAGCACAGTCCCCCCAGGGGACCCTACTTGACAGAACTGTCCCCGCGGGGCATTATCTAGAAAGGAACCCCTATGCCTGACGACAATCTATTCCCAGACGCGACCCCGAAGACTGAGACCCCCCCGGGGGATCCGCCTAAGGGCAATGGTGCTGACCCCGCGGGGGAAGCTCCCTTATCCGGAGCCGCCATCGCCCAGTTGATTTCCGACAGCAACGCTCCCTTGGCTGCCCAGATTGAAAAGCTGGCAGAGGCTACAGCAGCCGCAGCAGCCGCGGCTCAGACTCCAGCCCCACCGCCTCCGCAAGACACGGGGGCCCCTCCGGAGGACTTCCTGACCCGGTTCGCCAATGACCCCGAAGCAGCAATCCGAGAGGTAGCTGGGGGCCAGATGCAAGTCGCTGTCCCCCTAATGTCGGGCCTAATCAACTCCACAGTGGCGAACTTCATAGGCCGAGAGACCGCGGACATCGACCGTGACTTCGGTAAGGGAGCTTGGGATAAGTTCTTCGACAAGCCCCTCGGGGTCCTGATGGACGGCTACCGAAAGTCGAACGTAGCTGCCTTGGCCGACGACTCCACTATCCGCCGAGAAGTGGACGGACTCAAGGGCCGGATGTTCAACGAGCTAGTCGAGTTCCGGGAGGCCAGCCGAAAAACTGAGACTGAAGGAACCGAGGCCGACACCAAGAAGTTGGTAGACGGAGTGACCGAGACTGTGATAGCACAAACGAACCTGTCCGGGGGCATCCGTCGGATCTCCGGCGGAGAGGAAGAGATCACCGAAGGAGTAAAGGGATACCTAGCCGAAAGGATCGCTGCCATCGGAGGCGACGAGACCGGTAAAGACTTCCTCGCCCGCACCGACTACGGGGACTCAATCGAAGACTACATGGCCCATCAGAAGAAACTCGAAGCGGCCTCGGGAGGTGCATCGTGAGCATCGGACTAGGTGGAGGCTCAGACCGGGAATGGTTAGAGACTCTCGACATCGAAGGCAACCGTAACTCAGAGTTGGGGGTGGAAGAGAAGACCATCGGCTCCCATGTCGGCCCCTACTCGGGCCTGAACGTAATGAACCCCCAGCCGGGTTACGAATACGAATGGCTCCTCAACCCCTCCCGCTCCGGCGGCAGGCTCTCCGACAGTCACATGATTCACCAGATCGGCGGCGAGGTAGTTCAGGAGGGCGATCTTGAATTCGCTGCCTACAGAGATATGGAAGGGATGCAGGCCAGCGGAGTAGACACCGCCTCTGTCTTCAACGAACTGGTCCTAGTCCGAATCCCCGTAGAGAAACAACGCGCCCGGATGCAAGCACAACTGGACGCTAACAACCGAATGTTGCGAAAGGGTCCTGACGAGTCTTTCGTGAACAGCGCCTCCTACCTAGAAGGTGAGAGGTACAGTGATCGGGGGCCCACCCGCTTCGCCTTGCGTAGCCATAAGACAGTCTTCAAACACGGCAACGAAGAGGCTGAAGTCTCACTCCCTGATTCTGGAATAGTTAGAACTGAAAACAGATAACTGAGAAGGAGACTATTGAATGGCATTTGATGACATTCAGATCCATAGCTCTCAAGGTGGGGTGAATCCTCGTATCTTCTACTTTGGAATGGACGCCAGTGAGGCGTTCTCCAGAGGAGATGTGGTTACTCTCGCCGATACAGGGCAAGTGCAAGAAGCACTAACTACAGGTGTGCTTCCGGCAGGTCTAACGGGCGTTGCTATGGCAGGCTCGGTAGGTCCCGTCGGGACCACGTACAACAACCCAAGAACGGGAACTACCTATACCGAGAACGACGCAATTCCTGTTGCGATGTTCGATCTAGGTACCGTTTGGAGAACTCACCAATTCACCGAAGCAGCTTCGACATTTAACGAAGCGGCTCCTACCCGGGCCAGCATCGGTGACACCTGTTCGATTATGTCCATCGGTGGAGTTTGGGGAGTAGACCAGGGTGAGGATGCCGATGAAGCGACTTGTCGCATCATGGATGTCCTGAACGCCCGGGGCGAATCCATCCAAGACACGGGTGAAACTCTAACCGCAACCGCAACCGACTACTGGGTAATCTTCCAGGTGGTCGCACACATGCAGACACCGGACTCGGCTGAAGCCGCTGATCCGATTTCTGAGACATAGGAGTAACGTATGGGTACTTTCACATTCAACCATCCGGAACTCCTGGAAAGAGATACCAAAGATATCTTTTTCAAGAATTTCGGCATGATCCCGCTACTCTACACATCCCTCTTCAACACTAAAACTTCAACGAAGGCTTATGAGGATGGGATGCGAGTCGCGGGAATGGGCACCTTCCACACCAAAGCGGAAGGCACTCCCATCGGATTCGACGATCCGGTATCCGCCAGCGTGGTCCGAACGGTCCACACTGTCTACGGACTGGGTTTTCGGGTGACGATGGAAATGAGCGACGATGACCAGCACGGCATCATCAGTCAGATGCCCGCTGATCTCGGCGACAGCGCCCGCGACCACCAGGAGCGACTAGCCTGGAGTCTGGTCAACGACGCATTCGCCGGAAACACCTACACTGGTCTCGTTGACGGTGCGGCGGCTGTATCGCTCTGCAATGCCACACACACAAACCTGAAGACGGGGACCACACAGTCCAACGTCCTCACACCTCCGGTAGCCCTCTCGGTCACCGGTCTGGAGTCCCTGATGACCACGGCCTCCACGACCCAGTCCGAAGAGGACCGGTACATCAGCCTCACCCAATCAAAGCTGGTCTACCATCCGGATCTCCAACACACAGCCCACGTCCTTCTGAACACGGAGTTCAGGTCCGGATCATCGGACAACGACCGAAGTACAGTCGTCTCGTCCCGGTCCGGCATCACACCGCTGGAGCGGACGGGTATCCCCTACCTGACCTCGACAACGGCGTGGTTCCTCTCGGGGAAGAATGACCTGACCTGGAACAACAGGAAGAGTCTGACCTTCAGCCGAGACAAGGACTCCGATTCGATGGATCAGAAATTCATGGCGATCTACCGTGCGTCAGTGATGCACCGTGAGTGGAGAGGTTTCTGGGGCTCGAATGCTTAGTGCATAGCACTAATCAAGTCTGAGCGTGGCCACGGGGGGCCATCTCACAGGTCGCTGGCACGCCGACCTTAATTAGCGTGCCCTTTTGGTCCCCCTCGGGACTGGCCTTCGGGCTGAAGGAGAGGTAATGGCATCTAGAGATTTCATGCCGTTTAGAACCCTAGACGGCTCGCAAGAACAGAGAGTTTCTCGTGGTGTCACCAGCAGCGAGACATTTCTGGTTGGTGAACCCATAGCCCAGCAATCTGGGGGGCGGGCAGCGATAGCTACCACTGATCCTTCTACCGTAGTGGGTATTGCTGCTCACCGAAGTACCGACGTAAATGGGACTTCCCTCGCAGGGGACACCCAGATTACCCTGTACGGTGTCGGCAGAAACCAACTCTACAAAACTAGGAATTTCTCCACCAGTGGAACGGGAACCTCAGCGACTCCGGCAGTGACTAGAATCGGAGACTTCGCGGGTCTGATCCTCAACGGCTCTGACTGGTACGTGGACACTGGGGCGAACAACAAGATCTGTGAGATCGTAGGTTTACGGGACAGGAATGGGCGTGATATTAGCGACCCCAGTCATGTGGTCGAAACCATTGTCTTTACCATCTTCCGGTTCATCCTCTAGGAGATTTAGATGAAACGATTCGGATTTCTAGCAACTCTTCTTCTCCTACTCCCGACAGTTGCCGGGGCTCAGGGAAACACCAACACCCTTCCTCCGGCTTGCACAGCCGCCACCTTGTTGACCACCTGTGTTCCTCAGGTCCAAGGGACCATAGCTCGGGTAACGGATGCGGCCTCCGCAACGGTCTGTACAGGCGGCAGCACTGTAACAGTAACTTGTCAGTTTGACGGGACTACTTGGGGCCCAATGGCTAACACCTCTGCTACGGGTGGTGTTTGGACCGGTGCCAACGGCGAGACAATCGACAATGCTACCGATGATACTATTGCTTTAACCAATAGTGATACCACTAGCACAATCGCAATTACCTTCCATGACTTTGGAGATACCGACGACGATGATATGGCCCACGGCAGTATTACTGTCAACTGTACTGACGTTGGTACCGGAGCCGAGAATTGTGACGTGGTATTTCGTGGTGTTGACGGTGGTGTAGAGACAACATTTTTGACCTTTGACGGCAGTGCCGCGAACGCCAATACCAGATTCGTGGGGCTTAGTGGTGGGATCGGGGCCGACGAAATTGCAAATGACATTGTAGACGGCACCGAACTGGCAGACACCATCGTTCTGGATGCCACCTTGGGGATCACCTCCGGGGCTGCCGAAGGCATCGCTATGACCCATGCGATGACCAACGACACCGCCGAGGTTGCCTTCAACCTAGCCATTACCGCGTCGGACACCAGTCCGTCTACCACAGGTCAGTATGGTTTGTATATCGACAACGTAGCCAGCACTGAGGGATTGGACGCCGCCATCGTCATCGACAACAGTGATGCCGACGACGCGGTGATTGCCGGTATCCTCTTCGTAGATGCGGGGGGTGGGTTTACCAACGCGATTGACACGGCAGGCGGCAATATCACCACGGGTGCGGCACACATCACTGCTCAGATGCCCGTTGTCTCGCTCGCCAGTGGCGCGCTAACACTCAATACGATCCATCTGGCTACGGCTGGTGGGGCCGACTACGACATCCCAGATAGTGCTTGCGATGCCGCCGCAGACCTCGGCAACTGGGTCACGGTGGTCTTGGAGGACGCTTCGGTAGTCGTCTCGATCACCTCGGACGATGCCAGCAACATCTTCACCGTTCCCGGCCTCGGTGCCCTCACCGCTGGTAACGAACTCGACTCTGTGTCCCACACGGTGACAGAAGGACAGAGCATCACGCTGACGTGCTTGACGGCCGAGAACTGGTATTTCACTGGCGGCGTCTCGATGCACACCGATGCGACGATAGCATGGGCGGACGGCGGTACAGCAGATTGATCTAACTAGGACCACTCCGGTCCACTTTTGGTTCCCCCAGTGGGAACTGGCCCTTCGGGGCTGAAAGGAAAACAGAATGAGTTATCAAAGTAGAAACGGTAAGACTGGGGCCCGAGGCTCCCATTGGCAAAACCCACTACTCGTTAGTGGCGGGCCGTTGGACGACTGTGCCCGTGGTATAATTGATGGAGTCGATGGTGTCTACAAGATCTGGTATGAGGACTTCGATGAAGTTCTTCTCGACAATCAGTTTGAAACTGTGGGCTGGACGGTTACAGACAAGAACACAGCCACAAACCCCAGTAATGTAGTCCTTGGCGCAGACCGGGCATTCTTCCTGAACCCCGGCACTAAGGCTGACTCGGGGACTGAGCTTCAATTCAACATCCCAGGCACCGCAGCCAGCACCAGCAATATGCACAAGGTCTGCCCAGAGATCGTGGACACCGCCACCCTATTTGATGGTCAGGAGATCTTCTTCCAGACCCGGATCGGTAGTGTCTCAGACTCAGCAACCGACAACGACTCCAAGTACATCCTTGGATTCTTTGTGAACAACACAGATCTGATAGACGATGCTACAGGTGTCCCTGGTGTACCTGCTGGCGGAGGTTTCGGCTTTTTCAAATCTGAGTTGGGCGTGGTGACCGCAGTTTCAACTGAGGCAGCCATTACCGCAGTAGGAACTGCGCTAGTCCCGGCTGTGAGTGAGTTGGCTATGACGGTAACTGTCCCCAACTGGCACACCTATGCAGCCAGATGTCGGATCATCGACGCCAGTGCTGGAACCGGTTTTACCGACTTTTGGTACGATGGTATCCACAGGCTGCGTCTAGCTACAGTCCCTCACGATGCTACCGATACCTGCTCCTTCACCATCGGTCTACTCAACGGGCCCTCTCAGATTGCCGATATGCACATCGACTACATCCTGACCGGGATCACCAGACCAGGACTCACTTGGCCCTACACTGACGGCACCATCTACTAAGGGGCCGGCGATGAAACGGCTCCTAACTTTGGGGGCTCTCTTCGGGGGGCTCCTCTTCCCCACGGTCTCTGGGTCTGAGGACGTGTTCTCGGTGGCTGCCCATTCCTATGGGGCAGCTAAGTTCACAGCGGACATCTACGGGCACAACGGTCTTGTAGAAAATGCCGAAGAGTCTATTTGGGACGGCGAAGATGCGATAAGCGCGGGCACTGGACCAGTCCGGTGCTTCTCCAACATGAACACTGGGACTGTACCGACGGCTGCGGCTATCTTCATATCCAGCGATGATGAGGCCGATGCTGGAGAGGAAATCACGGTGGATGCTCTGGATGTCAACTGGAATCCAGTAACTATCGTCCAGGCTTTGGGTGTCGCGGCAGCCAGTGGCACCGTTAATGCCCAAATCGGCACAGCGGACCTAATGCGAATCAACCGGGCCTATGTTGCCGGTAGGACGGCTGTCGTCGGAAATATCTATCTTCACTTGGATGATACGATTGGGACCGATGGCCTTCCAGATACTATTCTGACAGATTTGGTGGCCCACATCACTATCGGCAACAACGAAACCCAGATGGCCTGCTACTCAGTCCCCAACGACTACACCGCGTTCGTGACTCATATATGTACGGACAATGACACTATTACTGGGTCTGGTACTGTAGACTTCAGACTCCGGGCCAGTGTCGATGGTCAAATATCCCGAGTTCGATGGGGGCCCCATGTTGTAGCGGACGCCGCTGGAGACTGCCGAAACTTCACCCAGCCCCTGAGTTTCGGTGAAATGACAGACATTGATATTACTGGGCTGAGTACAGGGGACAGCGCCTCGGCCAATATAGGTTTGGTTCTCGTCAAAAACGGTAGGTCCCTAACTGGCCCTTGAGGTAGTAGCATGAAACGGCTTTGTTTTATCGTGGGGCTGATCGGGGCCCTCCTATTCCCTACCCTATCCTTGGCCAAAGAAGTGAAGACCGACCATACTCCGTGTGAAGAGATGGACACCGACGCTGCGGTTCCTCTGTGGACCAAGGGTCAGTGGATCGCAACAGCCTGTATCCTCTTGTGTGATGGGTATGCGGCTGCCGACACCGGAGCGGGCTGCGTAGAGTGGGACTTCAACGACTTCCCCGGTATGCCCGACATGATTATCCTAGAGTACGAACAGGAGTCTGATGATGATTGTGGGGCCAACGTACCTCAGTTCACTATCGCCACCGGTCCGATGTCCAACGGGACTCTGACCAGCCAGACCAACGCCAGCTACGTTGGGGACCCCACCTATGAAATTGGTTCCTCGGCGGTGGTCATAGACGAAACCAACCCACGGGTAACTATCCTAACCGAGACTGCCCCACTAGACCGGTATATATTCGTCACCCAAACCGGCACGGACACCAACTGCACCGATATCGACATACGGATGTTCTTCTACAGCCGTAAGACGAACATCTACTAGGACTGAGGTGATTAGATGAAGCTCCGGGCTTTACTGGCCTCCGTCCTCCTACTCTTCCCTAGTGTAGCTCTGGGTACTCAGATCGTCGGTGGAGCTGTACCTGCTGGTGGTGGCATAGTTTCCTTCCTCCAAGGCAGCCTCCCCTCCCTAGGCAGCGCTGACACCGGCTACCTCGCCTTCGTTACCGATGGGGCTGATGACTCAGACTGTGGGCCAAGCGGGACTGGTTCAATCCTAGTCTTCTGTATGTGGAACGGCACAGCTTGGGAGGCCACAGGTGACTCAGGCTCGGGCAGCGGGGACAACTTAACAGTAGACGGCAGTGGGTTAGCTGATGGGAACTTGGCAGACAGCACTCAGCTTAACGTCACCGCCGACGGCAGTTCTCCCTCCCAGATCACCTTCAATATCATCGCCAACACCATCGACGAGGATGAGATAGACACGGACTCTATCTTCAAGGACGAGTTGGCGACCGTAGGCGACTTCAACATTGGTGAAACGGTCCACGTAGACGACTCGGACGCTACTAAGTTCTTCGCCCGGTCCGCAACGCAGCACCTCGCTTTGGTGGGAGCCGCCGAAAAGGGGGCCAACACCTTTACCGGAACCCAAGACGCCGCTAGTTGGTCTATTACCACAGCGGGAGTCGCCACTTTCATCTCCCTAGACGACAACGACGGCAGCCCTCTGTGGGGGATCAATACCTCAGGCCACATCACAGGGGTCCGGTTCGCGGGGCTCGAAGATGAGAACCTAGTCGGTAAGACCTCTGCCGAGGACATCAGTGGTATTTGGAACTTCGGTACCGCCGACGGCCTTGAGATCCCCAACGGACCAGTGTCCGAACTCACTGGCTCCCCCACCGTCGGTAGTCTTTTCCAAGTTGACGACGGAGCCAACGCCACTGACTGTGCCACAGGCAGCTCAACCACTGATGTTCTCTGTCTCTACAATGGCTCCGGATGGGCAGCCGTAGCCGCGGGTGGCACCACAGCCTGGGACTCCGTCGGCGACCCCTCCGGGGACGGGTCCGTCGCTATGGCAGAGCTGGATCAGGACCTCGCTTGGGACACCGGGAACAGCACGGCTGCGGTCTTCGACGGCCTCACCCTTAGTCTTGACTATGATCCTACTTCCACAGACTCCGGAGCCCAGCATGTTCTAAGGGTTGTTCAAATAAACAGCGGTGCGGATGTTACAGGTCAGCCTGAAGCTCTTATTCTTCTCGAAAATCTAGATACTGATTCAGACGATGCTGTAGCCGCCGCTCTATTGATCCGAGGGACTACTGCTGTTCCCATTGCTATTGATCTTTCGGACGCCGAGATTGTTACCGCCATCGACATCGGAGCCAACGATATTGTCTTCTCCAGTGGTACCCTTAGTTCCACAGACCTAGAGATCCTGGACGACGGCTCCATCGCCTCCAGTGAGATCACCGACAATACTATCACTGCCGCAGATATCGCGGCCACCGTTACGATGGCGGACGAGGACTTTCTGGACTTCAGCGCGGCCCTGATCGACGCGGCCTCGGAGGGGATCTACCTACCCCGGCAGAACGCCGATAGTTGTGCTGCCTCGGTTGGGGAAGGTCAGATCTGTTGGGATGACAGCAACGACAACCTTTGGATAGGTGACGGAACCGCGGCCCAGCAGATGAACCTCTCCGGTATCGGGGCCTTCAGTGACAGCTCGGACCCCGCTATCCTCAACACCACCACCAAGGATGTAGTTGTAGGCGCAGCGCAGATCAACACAGCCAAACTAACGGTGGACGGGGATGCCGATCAGGTCCAGTTCACAGTCCAAGGTCACTCCACTCAGTCATTAGTTACTGAATTCATCGTCCACGAGACCAGTGGTGGGACTGAGTTGTACTCTCTGGATACCAGTGGAGACCTTGAGGTCCAGTCCATTCAAGACATCGACGGGCCGGGGACTCTCTGGCAGATTGACATTAACGGCGCAGCGACATTTGTATCAGTCACCACTGGGACCAGCCTAACTCCCTCCATAGTCTTCAACGACTCCAGCTCGGGCTCGGAAGCCACCGACGCCAGTATCTTCGTAGATGCCACTGATGCTGTAGGAGGTCAAGAGGACGTAGACATGACCTTCCGGGTTCAGGTCAACTCCACCCTCACCGACCGGATCTTCATCAACGCCGACGGCCACACAGAGATCCAGAACTCCAATCTCCGACTTGCCGATAGTCTCTACATTCTCGAACAGGCCGATGCGGACGGGGACGTATCCACCTACGGACAGCTTTGGGTGGACAACACTACTCCCCAACTCCTGAAGTTCACAACTGAGGCGGGAGTAGACACCACCCTCGGAGTCGCGGCCACCGTCGCGGGCACCACCTTCGAGGAGTGCTTCGTGGTGTACGCCCCAACGGCAGAGATCCAAGCCACCGACGACATCCAAAGTGTCTGGCGCGCTGCCGCAGCCCTCACCATAACGGAGGTATTCTGCGAGACCGATACCGGAACCGTAACGATGGACATTCAGGTAGACAGCGGGAGTACCTTAGATGTTATGGGTACCGATCTCGTCTGCGACGTAAGTCCCGGAGAAAACGACAGTACCAGTCTCACAGGTAGTATGGCCGATGGTGACCGTCTTGACTTCCTCATCTTCGCGGTAGCCTCCAACCCCAAACGTCTAACCTTGTGTATTGAATATGACTTTGACTGATCGGGGAAAACTACTCGGACTCCTTGGTCTACTCTGTCTCCTTTCCTCCCCCACCGGGGCTGGGATCATCTACAAGGAGAGTGCCGGTGGCGGAGGTGGTGGCGGAACGATCTTTAGCGAGAACTGTTCGAGCCTGTCTGAGTGGACGGCTGCTAGTAGCGGGTCGGCCAGTGTGGACGTGGTCGCAAACCAGTGCCTTGGCAACCTCGCAGCCAACTTCGAGGATGCGGCCATACTCCAAGGCCCGCTCGACAGTACCAGTGAGTTCTGCTCAATGAAGGTCATCACGATTAACACGGCCGATTCCAACAAGGTCGGTTGTATATTCAGAGCACCTGCCACTCCAGGCGTTCATTACTCAGCATTCTTCAACAACGGCAACGGTTCGTATTTGATAGAAAACCAGACCGCCGGACACGACTTTGTGGACGGGGTACTCGGGGGCACGAACTGTGGCTGCTCTGCATATGTGGACATCGGCAACAACGACTACATAGGCATTACGTTGTCCGGCACGGGTTCATCAACGACGGTGAACTGGTGGGACTTTGGTAGCTCTGCCCCGTCTGACCTCGAAGACCCCGGCACTTGGGGTGATGCCCACACGGTCACTTGTACCTGTTCCACGAGCGAGATCGCAACCGTGGTCACAGCAGAAAACTTCACCCTGATTGACGTAGCCGGGGACTGTGGACCTGAGATGACGGGCCTTGCAGCTAGTGAAATCACCATCGACGACTTCGCCTGTGGGGACACACCTTGAAGTGGATACTGCTCTTCCTACTTCTGTTTGCTTCGCCCGCCTGGGCCACCGGTAACGACACCGAGGAACTATGTGATAGCCCCGGAAGTGGAGTTACCTGTCACTGTAGTGAGCCACTGACCGTAAATGATGGATTTCAGGATAACGTATACAATCCGTCTGGTTCTACCACAAAGCCGTGTATACCCGGTGGTAATCCACTTCAGCCCTCATCAGGTTCAACGCTTACTTTTGTTCTAGGGTCCGCTGTTACACCTAGTAGCGGCCTGGAGGAACTAACGGTTGGCGGGGATGGCTATGTAGCAAAAATCGCAAGTGGCAGTGCGTGGACGCTTCGACAAACCAAGGTGACGTTCACCAACAATACATGGTGCTATAGATACTATGCGCTCTACGATCCCCTATTTGAATGCAACGGAAACTGTAACTTCAAGTGGCCAAGACAGTCTGACACCAACTTTTTAGCCACAAACGCCGGGATGCAATCATCGGTCGGAACGTCGGTTGACGCCGGTACTCATGTGAAGTTCAATTTGGGCCAAGATCATGTTCTGACGAATGAGCAGTGCCAGAACTCCCCTGATTCGGGTTGTAGCTCCCAAGCCAAACTTATTAGACGTGGTGATAGTGTTTCGTTTGAGGATATGCAGACTGGCTGGTCGAGAATGGAAATTTGCTACGACCACAATCTAACCGCGGCGCAGGTCACGGGATCAAGTGGCCTAAACGCTCTCTATGGATCATCCCTAACACGGCCCGGCGACAACTACCTGTATATGCGTGTGAGAATCACGATGGTAACGGGGCCCAACATAGGCGACGTACAGAGTTACGGTCCCGGTCGCTTAAATCTTGTTCAAACCGTCATTGATACAGGCCGCGCCGATAGAGCCACGATCTTCTCCAGTGGTGTGGGAAGTCCGGGGTTTACCCACACTCGTTCTGTGGTTTGGCTTGGCTACATGATGACTACCGAAAAGTCCCCCGCTGACCCAGCCTACTGGATCGGGGGGGCCGCAGAGATCGAAGGCGGCACTCCGGTAGTCCCCTCCCCCACCGAATCCGAGGGTGTGAACTTCGGCTCCGGAGTCAACTTGACAATGGTCATGCCTTGAGGTGGTTGGTATTGGTACTGATCCTGTTTGCCTCTCCTGCTTGGGCGGGGGTGCGGTCTCATGCCAGTAATTGCCTGAGCAGTGTCTCCTGTACTGCTGGGATGGATACTGAGATGTGCTTCCAAGTAGACACCCAAGCCTTCTTTATTTGTGATGGGGCCACTACTACCTTTATTCAGATAGGCTCCGCCGGGGCCGGCGGAACCCATCCCATCGCAGCGGGTGACTACGCGGCTGACTCGGTGGATGTGGATGCGATTTTGAAGGTGGGAAACGCCGCATCGAATCCCGACCTGGCCGGAGACGAGATGTGGTTCGGCCCCGGTGGCCTGATCTTCGAGGGTACCGTGGATGACTTTGAGGGCACCTTGGGGGTTGGAACCCTGTCATCCGACAAAATATGGATCCTCCCGGACCTTACCGGAACCCTTGCCCTGATCGGTTCACCAATCTTCACAGGAGATCCCACCGGGCCAACGGCTTCCGGTGGAGACAGTGACTTCTCGCTTGCCACTACGGCGTTTCACCAAAGCGAGTTGCTCACCGAGGATGAGGTAGAGGCTTTCATATTCGACACGGATACCGAGAACGTCTCGGGTGTTTGGACATGGAACGACGATGTCCAAGCTAAATTTGGAACTGATGCCGATGCAGGTATTTACTACCTTTCTGCTACGGATAAGATGATAATTTTCGGTCCGAATATGTTAATTGATGCGGAGCAACAAGGGAAGGTAACAGTAGTGGGCGGGTTGTTAGCTTCCGCCAGCGACAACGAGTTCAGCCGCTTCGGAGACAGCCCGACACACATCACTGATCTTGACTTGCGGGATCGACTTGTAGCTACCTTGCCGCGAAACAGCCTAACCCTGTCGTCTAGGACTGGTCTATTCGTACACGAGGACACCGATGCCCTCAGCGGAACCATCGACAAGGCGGGGCAGGCACTCAATACTTTCGCGTTCACAACTGACCTTTCGACGGTGGACAACAGCGTGACGACCAATGCTGGCGGAGCGGTGGGAAACAAGTCCGCGTTTACTCACCGTGGAGAGGGCACATACCAACTAGGCGGCGGCGTCTCTGCCCAGGTTAAACTTGGGGGAGCTAATGAGGACGGCACCATCGTAGACGGTTACGCCCTCCATGCCGTAGGCCCCGATGGTGGAACCAGTGGAACCGCTGGAGACGGTATCACCCGGGCTATGGGTCTATGGGTCCGGGATGGTGAGTCAGGGACCAACATAGAGAACTACTACGGGATACGCATCGACGACATCACCGCCCTCTCCGATTCCGGGGTTGAGGTAGGGATCAGGCTCGACGGAGCGGACGACTACGCACTGTGGTTCAACAACGATTCCGGGACTGCTAACGACGGGATCACCTTCGGAGCTGATGCGACGGTGAACCTCTACCGGAGCGCGGCGAACATCCTAAAAACCGACGACACCTTCATAACCGCTACAGACCTCCATTCTCTCGGTGGGTTCGTGGGGGACGTGGAGACCGTCACTGGAACTTCAGCAACCCTCGGGGCCGACGATCATATCATGCTTATCGATGACGACACCGCTGGTGGGGCTGTTACTATCACCCTTCCCGCATGCGCAAGCCACAACGGTCGGCAGTACCATGTCAAGAAACTAGGGACCACCGGGAACGTCACCATAGACGGCAACGCCAGCGAAACTATCGACGGGGGACTAACCGCTGTCCTAACAGCACAGTACGAGTCCGTTGGCCTCGTCTGCGACTCTAGCAACTGGAGTATCTTCTAATGGCATATCAACCATTTACAGAATCAGATAAAACAGCCTTTGGAGAACTAAGTGTTGCTGAACTGACACCAGTAGTTCAGCTACATTTTCCATATAACGTCAATGATTTTCTTGTAGATGCGAGATTGAATAATGGAGCAGCCACAGTAGACAGTAACCGTCTTAAGCTTTCTACGGGGGCTGCTGCAAATCAGTCGGCTCAATTACTCTCAAAAAGAGCAGTTACATATCAACCGGGTCAAGGGGGTTTGTGGAGAGGTACGGCGGTGTTTACAGCAGGTGCCGCTAACAGTACTCAATATATAGGGATTGGAAGTAGCAGTGATGGATACTTCTTCGGGTTTAACGGAACGGCCTTTGGTATTATGCGCCGACAGGGGGGTAGTCCAGAGGTAAGATTACTCACCGTAACAACAGGATCATCCACGGCTGAAGATATTACAATTACATTAGATGGGGATGCTGTTGCAACGGTTACGGTTACGAACACTGCAGACACCACACTCACAGCCAATGAAATAGCGGCACATGATTATTCAAACCTAGGACAAGGTTGGGCAGCTCATAGTATGGGAGCAACTGTAAGGTTTGAATCTTACAACGCAGCTTCTCAAACCGGTACTTATTCTTTGAGCAGCGCGACAACCGCTGTCGGAACATTTGGACAAGACGTAGCGGGGGCAGCTCCCACTGAAACTGTCGTTGCTCAAACTTCGTGGAATGTAGACAAAGCTGCTGGGGCTGAAGACCTTCCGAGTTTAACCTTTACTAATGGAAATGTGTTTCAAATTCAGTATCAGTGGTTAGGGTATGGAGCAATCAATTTTTATATAGAACATCCTGGAGACGGTGGTTTTCATCTGGTTCACAGAATACAATACGCAAACTCCGCTACAGTCCCTTCGGTAGATAATCCGACACTTCCTCTATGCGCAGCCGTTAAAAACACCAGCAACACTACAGATATTGTTATGTTTGTTGGTTCAATGGGTGGATTTATAGAGGGAAAGGAATCAGAGTTAGGTATAAGGCGTGGAGCATCTTCGGGTGAAGTCACAGTAGGGACAACAGAACTTCCTCTACTTACTATTCATAATAGAATTATACACAACAGTGTTGTGAATCGTAAAAGGATTAGACTCGCCTTTGCGGTATTGTCTAACGACGGCACCAAGTCGGGGACGATAAAGTTCAAGACGAACGCCACTTTAACGGGAGCGGTGTTCTCTGATATAGATGCTTCTAACTCTGTCGTAAGAACAGATACTACTGCAACAGCCATAACTGCCTCAACAGGTGTTGAACAATTCGATGTCGCTCTGCCGAAGTCAGGACAGGTTGTTATTGATTTACATGACCTGAAGATTGAGCTTGAGCCGGAAGATTTCCTTACAATATCTGGGCTTGGCTCAGCGGCTTCCGCAGCTTTTACAGTATCGGTAAATTGGGTGGAAATATAGAGGGTTTGTGCTAACCTCCCCGCGGGGACCGTGATATGACCAAGTGGCAGAGAGGCGTAGGAGCTACCATAACGGCGGCGGCCCTGATCTTTGGGGGTAAGGCATGGGTGGGGCATCTGGCCCAAGCGGGAGAGGACCACAGGAGTCTAACTGAGGCCCAAAAGACCCAGAAGATGCTGGTGGGCCTGACCTCAGCCATCAGCTCCAGGATTCAGTTGGAGGATGCGGCATCGGCTCGGGACGTGAAGCTCTGTGAGGAGGGATTGATTACCAACAAGACTGTTTGCAGGCAAGCTCGCCTGAGAATGCAATAGGAGTACCAAGATGGACAATCTAGACAAGTATGTGGAGATCGCCTTGTTGGTGATTGGTGTGTTTGCGGCTATCGCAACCATCACCCCCAACGAGAGCGACAACAAGATCGCGCAGTTCCTCCTCAACATCATCAATAAGTTGGGCCTGAACATTGGCAACGCCAAGAACCAGTAGTCGTGGGTTGGGAGATCTACGCAGGCATCGGAGCCGCGGCAGCCGTAGTGGTCGGTGTGATCTACATCGCCATGCGAATGATCCGCAAAGAAGCCCGAGCCGTTGGAGGTGAACGTGAGGCCCGAGAGAAACTGGAAGAGTTCATCGAGCTGGATAAGAAGCGCCACGCGCTGGACGGCCTTCCTGTTCCTCTTGGTAAGCGTGAACAATCTCGCCGGTTGCGCGTTCTTCTCGAAGCCCGTGAACGTGATCGGGATTGAGCGGTGCCCGGTGATGTCCAATGAGGCCATCCTGAACTGGGTAGAGATCTACCCTCGGACCAACGTACACCTTCAGGCTTGGATGGGACAAACCATCCTACACTGTGAAAAGGTGGAGGCGATGCTTAAGTAATGCCCGTCGTCCTGCCCACCTACGACTCGTCTAAGGTCTCCAATTTGAGCCTGAGCACCCTTCAAATAGGAGTTGATTTGGGTGGGACTTGGTTCGAGACTGGCGGGTCAAACACAAACAATCTTAGAACCGCCGGGTTCTCGTTCGATTTCGATATTTCCAACAACACCGGTGGATTGGTTTTAGCCCCGCGGCTCCCATTCACCACCGCCACTACTGATCCCGCTGGAACTGGTGAAACTGCGGGAACTTGGACCTTTACCATCATTACCTCTGGAGGAATAACAGACCCCTCATCCGTACAAACCATCAGTTTGTATGGTGTGGTTACCCCAACTCCCACCACATGGTCCGATAGTTTCCTCCCCAGTACCCAACTGACCACACTCGGGTCCACCTATCTGATCGAAACCATCACAGGTTCTAGTTCCTCCTGGGTTTTCAATGGTGCGACATACGATTTGGTATTTAATTTCGACTTCCTCACCAATTACACTGAGACTGTGGGAGGGGCTACTCTCACCAGCCCAATGGCAGTAACAGCCAACTCATCTAATTGGACAGGGGTCGTTCAGTTCATCATTACGGGGACTGAAAGTGCGTTGGTCCAGTTCTTAAGTGCTTCCTACGTCGGCAACATTCACAGTTGGCACACAGGACTAGCCAACCAGCCCCACGACCGACGGGCCCGAGTGGTTCACGACTACATCACTGGTCTGTCCTACCTCTCCGATGAGGCGGTCCCCGACGGATTCCGGCACGGCATCATGGTCCACCCAGACCAGTGGGACCCGGTGGACCCCTTGGAAGACAATCCTTTCACACCTCCCCCGGGTGAGGGAGTGGTGGACGATGAGATTATAGATGTGGAGTAACTGATGGGAACAATGACACGCGGCGACTTCAAAACTGAGCTGGGGTTCCTCCTTCGTAACCGTACCGACTCGGACGCCACGAACGAAACTCGGATTGAGCAGTGGATCAACCAAGCGTACCACTATATGTGCCACCCTTCGGTTCACGATTTCTACCAGATGAATTCGTTCGATACCAGTACAACCTTGGTTACTGGGGACAATACATATAGTGTAGAAACATTAAACTCCAGAACTATGATAGCAATAAATTCAATCTCCCACATTAAAGCCACTACATTCACAAACACAACTAACAGGACAGCCCTCAAACCCAGAAGTATCCACTGGTTTGAGCGCAGGACCCTGCAATCTGGACCTCCACTTTTCTTTGCTAGAAGCGGTGGCCAGATATTTATCTCAGGGGTTCCTCGTTCCCAGGAGAGCGGACAGCTTCTCAGGATACATTACACCCACTCTCCCGATAATTTGAACCCAGACACCGCCCAAACCGTTCTCCCCCGCTACTACGACCGAGTCCTCCTGAAGTTCGCACAGTCATTCGCCGAGGGTGATCTAGGTGACCGGGCGAGGGCTCTCCTAACACTCAAAGAAGCATCAGGGCTGTTGAACAACACCCCTAACGATCCGGAACTCGACGCTGAACAAGTTGGCAGCCGAGTAGACCTTGTCCTCGAAAACCCGATGGGGCCATAAAATGAACCTTAAGAAGTATCTATTGACTCTGATCGGTGTCGGTTTACTCCTACCCTCTGGGGCGGGGGCGGAGGTCTGGGCAGCTTCAGGGTTCGAGGACAGCCCTGCTAACTCCGATGCGGCCTCCGGTGGTGCCGGGAAGATCCGCGACACCCGTGGGGAGGTCCGTCAGCGGTTGGAGGTCGAGCATTTCTTCGGGGACACCGCGGCCTCCGAGGATGATGATAATGGGCTTCACCGGATTGGGGCGGCCAGATGCTACGTTCAAGACGCAGCACCCACAGGACTCTTCGATTCTCATTCCGGTATCGGTCTTATCACTGATCTGGCAGACCACAACACCTCAGGGTCCGGGGAAGGAACCCTCGCTAACACAGCCACCGGAGCTGCGGGGGCTGCTGTAGAGGACGATGTCGGGCATGCTAGGTGCTGGATTGATGAAGATGGGGCGGATGGTAACACCAATGATGAGTGTACGGGGAGCGCAACCTCGGCAGGATCCGGTTCACCCACAGACTCCACCCCCGCTTGTTGTACTGCGGCAGACACCGGTACCTGTGATCTGGATGACAACAAGATGTATGTCTACCTCGGAGTGGCAGGGGATGGGGGCACCCCTCCGACGGGACTGGTGGCTGGTTGGCAAGAAGTCAAAACCCGACCGGATGGTACCGGTTCGGGAGTTCGGGTGAAAGCTGGGGCCCCCAACATTCTCAGCAACTCAGACTTCGACTTTAATGGTTGTACTGGGACCACCCGACCAACTGCTTGGTCTGAAACTGGGAGCCCAACCTTCACCTATGCGGGTGGGGGTACTACCCAGGGGGTAGGTTGTAATGTACTGGTCACAGATGTGGGCGGTGGGGACGACATCCGACAGACACTCACCAATGTAAAGGGAGGCACCACCACCTATCGAGTAACCGCTCAAGTCAGGGAAACAGCATCGGATGATATTTGTACCCTCTCCACCTCTGGGGCTGGGACAGAAGTGACCGGGATGGTGTCCTCTGGCACCGCTTGGGTGCAGCTTGATGGGTTCTTCATTACCAGTGCTGCGACAGATACGGTTACTATAATCCTGACCAACACAGCAGCCGGAGATATTTGCCACTGGGATCACATTGGAGTCTATCGACAGGAGACGATAGAGGTTCCGCAGGCAGGGATTATTGCGGTCTATGATACCTACTTGACTTCCGACGGAGCTGATATTGAGGAGGCTGGCGTAGGCTACGCTGATGTCCCCAGCCTATCCATCACCATCGTTCCTCCAACGGAAGGATACGTCGTTAGTGTCCGTGCCAATATCTCAGTGGGCTGTGATGGCTCTTGTAATATCGGTAGTGGAGGCGGTAACAACGAGGGTGTCATCTGTCGGTTGGAGGTGGGGGGCAATGAAGTGGCAGGTACAGTCCGCTCCTTTGTGGCGATGGACTCTACTCTAGACCCGGGTGGTCAGATCATTATTGACTATATTAATGTTATTCCTATAGCGGGTACCTCACTCGTCTACACTGTCGGATGTAAAGAGGTGGGGGCGAACGCGATGATCTTCAATCTAGAAACCGCTGATGGAGACGATACCGAGTCCTCTCTGTCTCTGATCGCCTTCCCCCCACACTAGAGGAACCCTTTGCCCGCTTTCCTAGTCCCGCAGAACTCCGAGATCTACGACCAATGGGTCCGAGATGCGGCACTGGTGGATAGGATTGTCCGAGTCCGGGCCGGGAGTCCTTGGCAGGGACTCACTCCGGACCTGGACCCCAGTCAAGTTGGACCGTCGGCGATGGGGATCACCTCCTTCGGGTTGGTGGCGCGGCCCGGACCTAACAGTGTGGGTGAGGTCTTGATGCCCGACGCGGGGTTTACGGAGGTCCCGGGGACGGGGACAGGACTCCCGTTGACCAGTAGCTCCGGTACAGCCTCCACCCGCACAAACATTACCATGCTAGGGATGTTCAACCGGACTGATTCTGTAGGGGCTGTGGTTACTGAGTGGGACAAAACTACCCTAGCTACCGTTGGTGGAGATGGAACCACCGTCGGCTCCCGAGAGTTTTGGAAGAGGCTCCCCTCTACCGGGGCGTGGACACTGGTCCCGTGGGTAGGTAGCGCTGGATCAGGCCCGCCCGATGCCCACGAACCCGAGGCCACACGGGAGTTCATGTCTGACTGGGCAGAATTCCCGGCGGGGGCCCCGGGCCGGACAGCCTACAACGGAGCCATCATCGAGCCAGTCTTTGTCTGGTGTAACCTTCACGACAGAGCGATGGTGTGGCCCATCCTAGAGGGGGCAGGTTCCCGAGAGACCTCCGACTTCGAGACCCTTACCGACCGATTCTCCGCAGACTTCCGAGCCCGCACCGTTGAACACTTCGGGGGCCGGTTGTATTTTGGCAACACTATCGAGGCTGGGACCCAGCACCGACAAAGGATCCGTCGAACAGCCCTCTTCACCGCGGACCCCTTGGAGACCACAGCCGGAGCTGGAGCCTTTGACATCCGAGACTTCTCCCGTGACTTAGTCCGGTTGGAGAAACTGGGCGATCTCTTGGTGGCTTACTTTGAGGACGGGACCGCGTTCATTCGACTCTCCGGTATCGCTACCTCCCCCGATGCAGTACAGCTCCTCCGGGAGAAGAGGGGACTCCTTGCTACCTTCGCTGTAACCTCCGTCGGCAACCAAGAACACTTCGGGATCTTCGACGATGGGTGGTTCTTCCTCGATCCCTCCGGTCGGTGGACTGAGGTGGGTATGCTCAACATCGATGGTATCCAAGTCGGTAAGTGGAAGGAGACTTTCTACAATCTCCTCGACTACAACCAACGCCATCGGATGGTAGTTGGCTACGACGGAAAGTTCATCCGGATCGCATTCCCGACGGTGGATGACGTTGACAATGGCTTGGACAATCAGGAGGTCTGGATCTTCGACCCCCGAGGGAACAGGGTCTACCGAGACCGCTATCCCGTCTCGGTCTGGGCCAACATCGACGACGACGTGCAGGCTGCGACTCTATGGTCAGCATTGGTGGGCTCATGGGCCGACCAGACCGGTAGTTGGGACAGCCTCGCCGCCAAGTTCGGGATCAAGAACCTCACCCACGGTACCGTCGAGGGCCACGTCTTTGTCCACAACTATGGGATCATCACCAAGTTTGACATCCCTACCCAGACGGACCTCAACCCAAACTGGGCTATCCACGGCATCCTCGGATCCGGTGGGGACCCGACTACCTTCAAGACCGGGATCAAGTTATGGATGGAGTACATCAACACCGGCACCGGCTCGGTTGTTATGACATTCCACGGTGACAGTACCGATGGTTCTGAGGGTGGGTCCGTCCAAGTAGGTTCTAACAGCAGCATCGGCGATATCGACACAGCCTTCCGGACCTTCAACTTCACTGCGGTCAACATCCGGTACTCAATCACCGGCAGCATACCTATCCAGATACGCTCCATCTTGGCCGACCTCCAAACTGGTGTGACCGAAGAGGTCTTCGCCTAATGGGCCGGGTAGCGCGGACAAGCCAAGCTGGTGGACTGGAACCCAATCCCGTTGCTATCGGTCAACAGGTAGATGCGTTGCTCCGAGAGGTGGACGGGAACATGGAGTTTGGGGAGCCCTCGAATCCCAACGACCCCACCTCCACCACCCTAGCTGGGGCCACTGGAGTGGACGCCTCCCACAACGGAACTCCCGGCAACATCGCAGGGAGCTGGGTAGAGGTGGAGTTGGAGAGTATGGGGATGAGCATCATCACCTGTACTCACAACCTCTACCTTCACGATCCGGACTATGTGGTCCCCGTCTCTGGTCAGCCCAACTGTCGGTGGTTGCCCTTCGGGGTGATTCATGCTGGGACTGGGAAGGATACCACTGTAGCCAGCTCCCGAGTGGTGGTAGATGTCTGTTTCCTCGGGGACACTGTGGCCGCCAATAGTATCCAACTCCGTTTCAACGTCACCATGATGGGGGACGATATCACCATAGCCTCCGGCAGCAACGCCGTCCTAGTCACCCTCTTCTTCACCAAGGCCACACGAGGAGCCGCGGAAGCATGATCCGAACAGCCACCATCGAAGACCGACCTCACTTCCTCAGGCTCCAAGCTAGATTGTTGGAAGACCTCCGGAAAGGGGGGAGCCACATCCTCCCCACCCTCCCGAACCTCTACCGCTGCCTCGATGCCTTCGAGTGCTATGTCCAAGGGGACCGCTACGGGGCCTGCCTCTTCTGGCACCCTACGGACCTCCGGGATCCGGTAGGAATGATAATGGCTGGGGCCGACAATGTAGATGACCCCTGGGAGACAGATCTAGGAGAGTTGTGTACTCTATGGGGAGTCTACGTGGACCCTGAGCACCAAGGCAAGGGTATAGGTAATAGCTTAAATGAGGCAATCTTTCAGCTCGCCCTGACCTGGCCCGCGGACAGTTTCGAGACGTACATCTTGGCCACCAACAGTACCGTTCACCACATGATGGATGGGTTTGACGGCAAGCCCTTCATCAGCCGGTATACTGTATCCCTCCGTGAAGCCAAGGAATTTAGGGGGACCAAGTAATGTCAGCACAGGGCAGTAGTAGTCAAAGTTCGGGTAGAGCTAAGACCGAAGGAACCAGTAGTCTATCCTTTATCCCGGCCCTACTAGGCAGTGCCTTCTTCGGCTCCGGAGTGGGGATCGACAACGGTGGGTTCAGTATTACTGGCCAGGGGGATTTCAGCGGAGGCGGAAATATCAGGGGCAAGAACAAGTCCTCCCTGATCGACCCCTTCGGATTCGGTGGGGGCCTCACTGACCAACAGCTTCAAGATCCTTTCAGCTCTTTCGGAGCGGGTGGTGGTCTTCCTGGTGGTCCCAGCCAGGGACCCCTCAACCCCTTCGATCTAGTCTCAAACCTCACTGACCTCGTTAACCCGAACTCCAACCCAGGAGTAGGGAGCGCTTTGCAATCCCTTCTCCAAGGACAGTTCGGTGGACAGGTGGGACAGGGCCTACTGCTGGGTGGGATCGCGCCCACCTTCGCGGAAGGATTGAACACCGGCTTCAAGCCCGACCTCCAGCCGGTCATTGACGAAGCCAGTCGGGCGTTCTTCTCAGACATCGTTCCCCAGCTCGGCCAAAACAACGTGGCCCTCCAAGAAGGGGTCGGACCCTTTTCCTCCGACCTCTCGGCTGGCCTTTTGAGTGCCGGTGGAGCCCTCGCTAGTCAACTCGGATCCCTAGAGGTCCAGAACCAGAACCTCGCTGGGGACCGGAGGAATGACCTCCTCGGAATCTCCGGTCTCATCACTGACCAACTGTTTAACTCCGCCACCAATGCGGGCCGGAACTCCCTAGATCTAGGCGAACAGTTGGTACAACAGGGAACCCTCGGTGGACGACAAGCAAGCCTGTTGTCGTTCCTGAACCAACTCATGTCCGGCAGCCCGATTCAAGCCAGCTCCAGTAGTAACAGCAGTAGCTCGAAGGGCGGCGGCGGGAGTCTTTAGGAGATAGGTATGGCGATTGGCGCAACCGTAGCGGGGCTCATCAAGAAGCAACAGCAGGAGAGGGCTGCCGCGGACGATGCTCTGCGGACAGCCTTTCGGGATCGGCAGGCACTTCAGTCCGGGCATCAGTTGGACCAGAAGGGCCTCGCCTTCGATGAGAAGATGAAGGCCGAACAGGCAGCGTCCGCGGCTCGGGCTTCTGAACAGGGCCAGAGCGCCGGGACTCCAACCAACAGCGGTCTCGGCAAGCTAGGTCCCGAAGCGGTTCCGGGGAGGCTCAGTGAACTCTTCAGTGAGTTTGAGGACGCAGGAGTCGCATCGGAGAACACAGTCCAAGACGCCGACCCGAGAACTGAAACGACTACCACCACCACAGATACCGAACGCTTAGGTTTTGGACGGGGGGGCGAGTTCCTCCGTGGGTTTGAAAAGTTCAAGGACTTCGGGGTCACCAAGGGAACCCGGACTTCAACCCGTACTGGTCCTAGCCAAGCCTTCGCCGCGAAGAAAGCCGACGCCCGGACTGCCACCGGAGAGGCAATCTTCCGTGTCAACCAACGGGACATGAAGCCCAATGACTTTATGTCATTCCTCCAGCCCACCCTCAACCAATTCAACCAAGCTGAGCAGAAAGAGATTATGCTTGGGGCACAGCAGGATGCCCAGATCCTTGGTGCTCGGCAGACCTCACTGGACCGGAAACTTGGTAATGAACTAGGACTGAGTACCCTACAAGCCAACCCTAGTCTGGGCGCGGCGGGGATGGAAGCCTCCCATGCGGTTGCGACGGCACGGACCTCCGATGAGAAGCGGGAAGCATCGGACAGGTATGCCGGTTTGATCCTCGGTAGTGGTGAAGCTGTCGCAGCTCGGGACCGAGTAGCCTCCGCAGAGGCCCGTGCACAGGCAGGAGAGGGGCGAGCTGTCCGGGCTGAGACCCGAGCTATAACCCGAGAGCAGAAAGACGACCATCTCCGAGGTATCAACTCGAAGCTCGCGGACATCCGGCTGGAGCAGGCGGAGTTTGACGCCACCCAACAGGGCCCGATCCGGGCTCGCGCAGCCGCAGCAGTGAAGACCGTGGGGTTCTTCGCAGAGAACGGACTAACGTCCAGTCGTACTGAAGAGCAGGTACTCGGTGACATCAAGGCTCTTCGGAACGATGCGGGCGGGATCAACTTCACCGAAGAGGCTCGGGGGGTAATTGAACAGACCCAACTCAACGCCCTCCAGTTGGGTGTGTTGATCCCCCTCGCCTCCGAGGGTGGGTTCATCGAGGACCCGGCCTTGAGGAACATGGACTTCAGGCTGGCTCAAAAGTTCTCCGCGGCGTTCGACGGTCAGATGTTTGACAGCAACGGGCGGATCACCACGGACAAGAAGAAGTTTAGCCTTGAGACAACTCGTCGGGTCCGTAAGGAAGGACGAGCCTACATGAATGGGATTGGTTACAACCTAAGCGGCCAAGCCCATTCCAATACAGCCGGAGACTTCGATCTCCTTGAACAGATCCGAATGGAACCCGACCCCAACAATCCCAACAAGCCTATCTTGGCTCGGGCGATGGAGTTGTTGATCTCCAAGGATATCTATCGGGCTGAGACCGGTAATGTCGTCGATGATATCTACGACTTCCAATCCGAGAGATCTGCGGGAGACCTCACCACTCCATTCGCCGGTCAGATCTTCGTACCGGGTGGACTTCCCAGACCCGCCACTCCAGGTGCCCCGTCAGACCCGGCATCACAAGCTGGTCTCCGAGCTGGTAAGAGCTTTGTTGAGTTTTCTAGGAGCGCACTTACAGCCGAGTTCCGTAAAAACCAAGAGTTAGGCAAGGCAGCGGCTAGAGGTCTGATCCCGGCCGGTAAAGCAGCCCTCGGATTTGGCATCGGTGCGGGCAACGAACTCTTCGGTGGCCCAGAAGAGGAACGCTAAGTGGTCACACGCCTAACAGAGAAGGACCGCAACGATGCGGGCTCCGGAGATAGTCTCTTCGACTCCACTGTCTCGTCCCTTGCGAGTTTCGGGAAGGGTCTAGGGCAGGGAGTCAAGCAAGATCCCTTCGTGGCCCTGGCTTTGAAGGAACTCTCGGAGATCCCGGGAGTGGACCCCGATGGCTTTCGGCAGGTAGTAGAATATGCTGACAATTCTACCTCCGCACAGGTCGGACGGTTCATCGGCGAGTTCGGGCCCACTCTCCTCTTCGGCATCCCCCTAGCTGGAGTCGGTGCCGTCGGTGGTAGGCTCGCTATCCGAGGGATCGCCAAGCAACTCGCCACCAAAGCGGCCCTCCAAGATATCAAGACCGCGGCAGGGAGGGGAGCCCTCACCCGTAGCGCGGCCTCCGGAGCGGCAGGCAAGACAGCCACCGCCGAGAGCACCTTCCTCAAGGGCAAGCTCGGGCAGGTACAGAGAAAGGCTGGGGACACTAACGAAGCCTTACTCGCAGGCCGGAAGCCCAGTATTCAGGGGAACCCAGTCCTACAGAGGTCCTCTGAGTCCGCCGGAGCCAACCTCGCCTTCAGTAGCTTAACAGTGGCCCAAGAGAAGGCCCGAGGGAAGTCAGACGTAGAGGCTCTGAAGACCGGAGGCTTGGTCCTCGCCTTCGGGGCCGGGATCGATGTAGCCCTCGTCGGAGGTGCCCGACTCCTCTTCCCTGGTGCCCGAACGGTGGATCTTGACTCAATACGGAGTCGATATATCAGGTCCAACGCCCCGGAGAAGTTGAACGCCATCAGCCGGGTCCGGAAGGGACGGATTCAGGAGATCAACGAGGCGGTGACGGCGGAGTTGAATACCGAGGCGCAGGTCCTTGACCTGACTGTGTCCCGAGCCTCCGCAGGGAAGGCAATAGACATCCCCGTCGTCGGCCAGACCCTCGGGGAGAACGCCACCAACGCCCAGCGCCTCCGTCAGATCCTCAAGGGAGAGGGACCGGGCGGTGCCCTCGCAGCCAAGAGAGTGAAGGAACTCCTAGCCGAGAAGCGCGGGCTGAAGACAATCATCAAGAGCACCGACGAAGCCATCGCTGCGGAAGGAACCCAACCCTACATCGGACGGGGCGTTGGCTACTTCACTCCGGTTCAGGACTTCTGGGACAAGGTAGATCCCTCGGGGAGCTTCCGGGTGAAGTGGACCTCCGCCGCGGAGTCCTTGTTCGGCAAGGCTGGCTCCGTCGGGAACCGAATAGGTACCCAACTGGTCCGGGCCGTCACTCACATGGAACAGCTAGGAAAAACAGCCGAGGTCAACTACTCCCTCTGGAGTGATGCGACTCGGAAGGCGATGGGCGCCAGCCAACGGGAGTGGAAGAACGGTATCGGCAAGAACCTCAACTCCGCTCACGCTTGGGAGACCGGTGGCGAAGCGGGGCTCCGTCGGTACATGAAGGAGGAGATCGGTCGCAGCTCCGACGATATTGAGACAGCCGTTGCCGCGTTCAAGGCCCGGAAAGAGTTCGAGTGGGATCTTTATCAGGTACAGGGCCGGAAGATTGGTGGCAAGGATGCCATCGACATGGAGTCCGTGGGCCTAAAAGAGTACCTGACTCACAGTTCTTTGGACCTTCCTGAAGATGACCTCGTGAAACTGTTGGTAAAGAACAAGGGGATGACCAAGGCCGAGGCGATGGAAGTGATCCGGGCTAACAAGAGTCATCTGGATCCGGTCCCTGCCGAGGGTGTGGCCAGTGGCAGCCCCGCCCGCACCGGACCGCTGGACTTCGACAGGTTCGGCAAGGGCTCCACCCGGGACAAGATCCTCAACGACACAATCCCGATGAACCCCAACGTCTGGGACTCTGGGCTCCGGACAGCACAGGCAGCCCAGCGGAGGATAGCCCTTCACCCGATCCTCGGAGACTTCACAGCGGGGGAGAGAGGTAGGGTCTTCGGTGGGACCATCGATGAGCTGGTCAAGGCTGTCGAGGCAGAGAGCGGCATGGTCACCGCCAACAAGTTCCGGACCCTACTGGAGAGCATCGCGGGCCGGACTTACTACAACGAATCCATGCGGAAGATCGCCGTGGCTACCACCAGTATTCAAGTGGCAACGAAACTCCCGATGGCTGTCCTCGCCAACGCCAGTCAGGCTATCCTCACCACTACCTGGACCGGCATCCGAGCCTCCCTCAAGGGGGCCATCGCCATCACCAACAAGGCCAACCGGGAGCACTACGCTCAGGCTTTGGCAGTCCATGAACACATCATCCGAGGGATCGGTAGGAGTGTGGACTCCGAGGGCTTGGCCCTGACCTCCTTCGAGAAGGCAGCAGACTGGGTGCTCCGGTTCTCTGGGTTCTCTAGGGTGGAGAGGTTCAACCGTATCCACGCAGCGGCGGCCTCCCAGGTAGCTATCCGGGACAAGTTGGTCCGGGCGGCGGCAGGTAGGCTCCGTGGTAACACCCTTGACTCTTCCCGGAAGATGCTAGGTGAGCTGGGGCTGGACCTCGGCTCGCTGGCCCGGGACCTGAACCGGATGGGAGACGAGGCGTTCTTCTCTAGTGCCCGGTACCTTCGATTGGAGACCGACGCTGTCATCCGTGGGGCCCAGAAGACACAGTTCTTCCCGGGCCGTCTCCGGACACCCTCGGCATGGTCCTCTCCGGTGGGCAGGGTACTGTTCCAATTCAAGACCTTCTCCACCGGGCAGAGTCGATTCTTCCGGGACGCAGTACTGAATGAGTGGTCGGCCGGGAACGTAGTCCCGATGGCGACCTTACTATCCTTCTCCCCCATCGCGGGCGAGTTGGTGGCCGACGGACGTGCCATCATCAAAGACAAGAACCGTGGTGAGAACGGCATCGCCCGGTACATCGACAACGCCACGGCTATCGGAGGGCTCGGGTTGTGGACTGATGCGATGGGTCAGATCCGCTACGGTAACCTTGCGGGATTCATCCTGGGACCTACCTTCTCTGACTTAAACCAAGTGGGGGAGGCGCTTCTGTCCCCGCAGGGAGGCTCCATTTGGGACATCATCAAGCGCCAACCCCTCTACCAGACCACGAACTTCCTAATGGGAGCCGCAGCGGAGACTGGGAGCACAGCCGATGAGTATCTGGACGCGCTTGGTGCAGGCGATGACGGCGCTGTCACTCGGGTTGACGTGGGCGAGCGCCTCACCGAACGAATCCGCAGCAAGCGATAGCCTCCCGATCCTCGGGCAGAAGCAAGAACTCTTCTCCCGACTTCTCCCCCGGCTCATAGACAAGGCTCACTCCCTGGGCTTCGAGGTTCGGCTGAAGGAACTCCAACGCCCCGAGGAGATGGCGGAGATCTATAGCGAACGGGGAATGGGTGTCTCCAACTCCCTACACCTCTCTGGCCTTGCGATTGATTTAGTGCTATTCAAGAGGGGTCAGCCGTTAGTTGACACCGCTGATTACCTAGAGCTTGGTGAGTTCTGGGAAAGTCTGGACATCCTATGTGCCTGGGGTGGCAGATTCGGAGACGGTGGTCACTTCTCTGTCAAACATAGAGGGTACAAATAGGAGAATTTCACCGATGAAATTCCTAGTCATCTCGCACACCCACTCCCTCCTTCCCTTCGCATACAGACTCCAACTCGCTGGACATGATGTCCAGACCGTCGTCGTCGTTCAGGCTTTCGAGGCCGCTTGGAAGGGGAAGATGGAACCCTCGCCCCGGGACTCGAAGGGGAAGTTAAGTCCAGATTTCTTGAAGGAGCTTACCCGAATAGCCAACACCGAAGAGAGTATAATTCTCACTGATGACTGGAAACTTCAACAGATGCTTGGGGAGGGTGTCTTCGGCGTCCACACCCAACAGCACATAGTCACCGGAGGACTGGTTACTCCTGTCCGTCTTGGGGGTTGGTTTGACGGGGAAAGAATGGTAGCTCCCCATCTTCTAGTGGTAGACAGGGGTGCTTGGACTGGTGGAATGGGTCCAGCGGTTGACTCGGGACTGACAATGGTTCGGATCGACGTTCCAGAGACTCAGATGATGGTTGAGGGATTGGTGCAGACTCAAGTGGATGAGTTGAAGTCAAGTGGTTTCCGAGGTCTTGTGCAGCTTTCGCTAAACTTTCAGACAGAGGATGGGCAGCCGGAGGTGGACGGGATGTCTGCGGGCTGGCCGTTTCTTCACACTCACGCCTTCGTGTCGGAGTTGGAGGACTTTGCGGGGCTCCTAGCGGAGGGTACATCCGAGGATGAACAGTCTCCCAGCCATCATCTTCTACCGTCGAAGTTCGTCTCAGTTCTCCCCGTTTCTCGTCCCCCGTGGCCCACTCGAAAGGCTCGCTTTCGGTTCGATCTTGCTCAGGTGAAGGGGCTGACTCCCCCCCAACTTGGTAGGATTTTCTGGCACGACGTACAAGTCGATTCAGAAGCGGGAACAATATCGACGGCTGGTCTGGATGGTCTGCTCGGAGTTGTGCGAGGTGCCGCTGACACTTCTGAGCTAGCTCTGGCCCGTGCCCTTGAAGTAGCCGTACGACTTCGGCTTCCCGAGAAGCAATTTCGGCCAGATGTTGGAAGACAAGTGCAGACAGTCCTAGCGGAGTTGGAGGGGAGGTATGGTGTCCTGCTTTAGCCGCATAGTATTCCGCATCGTGCGGCCAGCCCATATCTGGTTCTCGATGTCTGCACACATTTGACCATTCCTTACATAGAGTACACCAGGGGGAGGTATGGGGTTCTTCTTTAGCAATTTGTTCTAGGTGTCTCTCAGTATTTTTAATCATTGTTCTGGCGAGTCTATCCCACCCCTCTTCCCCCCGTTTAACCATGTCCCAAAATCTACCACTAGACTCTTCCGGTGACTCTGGGGAGGTATGGGGTTCTGCTCTGAATACCGCCTCCACATCTTTAATAGCCTTTACCCAGTATTCTTTATTAGACCAGTGCCCGCTCGGGGACTTCAAGTCCTGCGATCCCATACCAAGTACCTCCCTTCCCATTAGGGTAAACTTGCAAACTCCCAGTATCCAAGAGATCCTTTATGATCTCATGTCTCTTCTTCAACTCCCACTTCCGGAACCTCTGAGCATAGGTCCGCTTCGTGCTCCACCCTCCCTGAGAATTTAGCCAACCCAGCACCTCCCGACACTTTAAGGCGTCGTCAGTCTCATTGGCCTGAGCCATGAACAACGGTATGAACTCAAGCTCAGCCTCGACGATGCCGATAGCCTGTTTCATAGTGGCGGTCTGGATGTAGGGGAGGTCTTCACCCTCGGAGATGGCGAGGATCGAGGCGAGGCGGAGGATGTGAATGCAGCGGCGGTCTAGGGTATGTTTCTCGGCCTCTGTCAGATCCCGGGGAATCTTACCGGCCTCCCGCATCCACCATCCGTGGAAGAACTCGTCGCACTCCTCAGTGATCCGCATCACCTTCGGGCGGTCCAAGCTGTAGCATAGAAAGATCAGTTCCTCCGCCAACCTCTCGGCCTGGAGGGGATCTAGGATGGGGATCCGAAGGAAGGAATACTTACGGTTGGACGGGGGTCGGTAGATGAAATTCACCCGCTCGATGAACCCACCTTCCTTGGCGTCGGAGCTGATGGTGTTCCGCATCCATCCCGGCTGGGTGCAAGCTAGGATACTGAAGGCCATCCTCCAAATATCCTCCTGCCCACCGGTCTTGGTGGACTTGTGGTACTCGGCACCGAAGCCTAGCTGGGTAAGGAGGGGGATCATCAGGCCCGCTCCGAACTTGGCCGAGCCTGCGGTGTTGGACAGCTCATCCGAGAACATGATCGCTACGGCCTCTCCGTCCTTGGGTTGCTCGACCATGTTCCCCGGGGGGAGGACGGACCGGGGCTTCGCGGAGAGGACGGAGAGTTGTTTAGTCAAGTCCTGGGGGGTGATGTCACTGGCGATGAAGGGGATCTTGAAGGCATCGGTGTTGGGCTTGGACAGGACTCCCGTGGTTTCCATGTCATCAAACCTCCGGTTCATCCGAGTAAGGACATCTTGGGCAACTTCCATTGCGACTGTCTTACCGTTTCCCTTCGGGCCCGCGAGGACTATGAATTGGCTTAGCCAGATTCGGGCGACGTTGTTATCTACGTAGTAGTTTCGTCGGATCGCGGCTCCCAGGATAGAAGCCCCGGCCCAGAAGTGGAGAGCCAACGGTACTTTGTTCCATCGTGCATACTCAAGGTAACGTCCCAACCAACCGCTAGACGGATAGATGTCTTCTCCAGGATCACAGACGTATCCCGCATAGTCGCTTGTTCTGACTCGGAGCGCCCTTTGAACATCTTCTCCGCTCGGTAGGTTAAGTATTCTTCTAAGGCACTGTTGTGGGTTCTGGTTCTCTCTCGTCCTCGGGAAAAGAAGCGCATACCTTTGAAGAAGGAGCCCTTGGTCCTCTTTTGATAACTCTTTCCATCCGTGTCGGAGTTCATTGGCCAGTTCCTCCTGTGCGTAGTCGTCCCGGTCGAAACTCTCTTGATCCCTACTGATCTGAATTGCACGCTGTTCGAGTTCAGCGTTGGAGCTTAGTCCAGTGGACTCCACTTCTTGAGGCTCCCCCAGTTCTTGCCGGTCTCGATGTCGGCAGGAATTGACACCCCATTCAGGCCATCGATGGGTGCTTCCATTACAGCCCGTACCTTCTCAGCCCAATGGTCAACGAGGAGATCGGGGACCTCCAGTAGAAAACTGTCGTGCATTTGAAGGATAATTGGACAGTTTAGCAGGTCCAGCTCCCCC